GCAAGACGCAGGCGGAACTGGACGCTGAAGCGAAGGCGGCGGCGAAGCTGGCGAAGGCGCTGGATCAGCAGGCGGAATCCCTGAAGGCCGCTGTCGACCCCCTGTACGTGTACGAAAAGGAACTGGACAAGATCAATACCCTGCTGCTGTCCGACCGGATCAGCGAAGAACAGGCGGCGGCTGCGATCACGAAGGCGGGCGAAGCTTACAACGCCGCGAACCCCGAACTACAAAAGCGCATCGCACTGATGCAGGAAGGGAAAGACCTGCTGGAATCCCTGCGCACGCCGCAGGAAGAATACAACGCGACCGTAATCCATTACACGGACCTGCTGAACAAGGGCGCTATTAACGCGGAAACTTTCGGTCGTGCGGTCACGAAGGCGAACGACGATCTGGCTGAATCGAAAAAGAAACTTGACCCGGCCGCTAAAGCAATGGAACAATTCGGCATACAGGCGGCGCGCAACATCCAGTCCACCTTCGCGGATTTTCTGTTTAATCCGTTCCAAGGCGGTTTGGATGGCATGGTGAAAGGATTCGCCGATTCGCTGCGGAAGATGGCAGCCGAAGCCCTGTCGAATATGATATTGCAGAAACTTTTCAGCGCGGCAGGCGGTGCAGCTGGCGGTGGATTCGGCAGCATTCTGACAAGCATCGGGGGTGCCTTCGCGGCGCGCGCAAACGGCGGACCCTTGCAGGCGGGTCAGGCGGCCATGGTGGGCGAAACCGGAAAGCCGGAACTGTTCATTCCGAAACAGGACGGCACAGTGGTTCCCACCAGCGGTATGGGTGGCGGTCAGGCGCCGCAGGTCGACGTTCCTGTGAATATCACGAACGTGGTCGACCCGGCGTCTATGGTCGGCGCAATCGAAAGCGCGCAGGGCACAAAAGCGATTCTAAACGTGATTCAGACGAATCCTGACGCAGTTAAAAGGGCATTAAGCTAATGGCAAAAGCAACTGGAACAGCAACTGATTATCTGGACCTGATGATTCACCTGCGGGACTTCCTGACGGGTTCCGTCGGGTCGCCGTCGCCATATACGGCGGTGCGCGATACGACCCCGGCGGGAAGCCCTGTCGTGTATCCGTCGCCGAATGTTCAGGAAATGATCTTTGAAGGGGACGCCAGCAACGGCGGGTCCCCGTCGCGGCTTTTCTACTTCGGCATTCAGTCTTATGAAGACCCGGGCGGCAGTATTTATGGCTGGGCACTGAAAGGTTTCACCGGATTTAGCCCCGGCAGCCCGGAAGGTTCCGTGCTGTTCGCCGATCAGCCTGACGCCAGCAAATCGGTTTACATCCCTTTGCAGAACACGTCCATGTCGTATTGGTTCTGGGCGAACGAACGCCGCGTGATCATAGTCGTGAAGACTGGTACCGCCTACCAGTGGATGTACGCCGGGTTCATTAACCCATTCGCTACGGAATCGGAGTACCCATATCCGTTGGCTGTCATGGGTAGCAGCTGGACGAACACGTTTGCGTTTAATAGCAATTCACTGGACTTCAGCACCGGCGCCATTCCGATGGGTAACAGTGACGAAGTCCCGGGAACTGGTGAATCGTGTCTGTACGTGCGATTTGTCGATGGTCAGTGGTACCCGATCAAAAACGGCTATCGAACTGGTTCCAATTTCGGCGCAGTATACAAGCGGCAAATGTGGCCGATATGTTCTTACAATTACACCCTATACAATACGGACGACAGGACCACGGATACGACACGAACATTCTACGACCTATTCCATGCGACGAGTGCTGGCGGCACGCCGACCGCGTATCTGGTGCAGACGCCCGGAAGCCCTGACCCGATCACAACCCTGTGGCCGCTGTCGATTCTTTGGAACGATCCAAGTTATCAGATGCTGGGCGAACTGGACGGAATATACTGGATGCACAACAACGGCGGCATAACCGCCGAAGACGAAATATGGGACTACGGCGTAAGTCCAGCGCAGCGGTATCTTATTTTCCAAAACGTACACCGAACCGACCCATGGTCGTTCATGGCAGTAAGGGACACTTAAACATGAGTTATCAAAGCGGATCAGCGACAGACCTTGACGACTTAATGTCGAAGTTGAACACGTTCCTGACGGGTACGCCCGGCTGGACGAACAATTTGTTCAACGCGACAAACCGGCGCGCCGTATGGAGTAAACCGACATCGCCAGAAACCATGTCGCGTTTGATACAGGTCCAGTGGGACAACGCGTCGGGATATTTGGGCGTGGCTATGATCGGCGGCTATGTCGGCGACGTGGTATGGACCAGTCAGACCGCTTGCGAATTTACCAGCAGCACGATCACGTCCTGTCGATACTGCAACATCATGACAGGGCCGTTTCCGTCGTATCATTTTTTCGAAGACGATACCTACTGCCACGTGGTCGTTGAAATAAGTTCTGGTCTATATCGGCATTTTGGTTTCGGGAATGCGTTTTTGTTGGGTGACCTGAAAGGTGGCGCGTACGCCTACACGCACTACTGGCAGCAGACAGCATCGACGATTGACAACCCAACAAGCACGCAGCACCAAGCGCACTTCGACGGCCTGAATTTAAGCAGCACGGTTCGCGGCGCTGGACTGCATGTCACCGGTATGACTGGCCTATACGATGCGAATACGAAATATTTTCGCAACTACAGCGGATACACAACGCCGGACGATGACGGCGACGCGATAGGGCAACTTGCGCCCGGCGGCTGGCGCGGTGGCGCGCACGTGCAGTTTATGGCTAATCGCAGCAGCGACTTGAATGGCTTCAAGCCCCTGATCCCCATCCCCCTGTTTTACGCGAACACGTTTGTGGCGCCGGACACTTACGCCTTAATGGGTTACGTTCCCGACATTCGCTGGATAAACATGTACGGCCTAATTACCGCGCAGGAAGTGACGGTAGGCGCTGACACTTGGGTGGTTTTCCCGATCACGCGCAAAGGCAACAACGGGTTATCCTATGATCAGGAACAGTCGTACAATTTCGGGGTAGCGTACAAAAAAGTGACGACCTAAGATGGCTACATTCAAAGGCACATTTTCGTCGACGCTGCGAATCACTTTCGCGGAATCGACTTCGCACTGGCCGACACAACAGGTCAAACAGGTGGCGCCCGGAACAATGGTGCTACCTTACCCTGATCCCCTGCCGCATGTGTCTGGCCCGTTTGAAGTGTCAAACGCTGTATTTCGGCCGACACAACTTCGTGCGCAGAACATCGTCGACGTGTTTGCGAATACGCAGCGGGGGAACCGCCACGCCCGCGAAAAGAATATAGGCAAGGCGCCATACGACGGGCAGGGGATCGGATTCGACTGGTTCGAACGAATTCACGTTAAGCCGCAGCGGCTAGACTTGGGCAACGTCGTGTCGAACATTCTGAAGGACCTTGAACTGTACAGTGCCTACCGCACTGACGACCGCACATGGACGACATTCACGAACAATGCTGGCGGCGGTATCACTATCCTGAACCTGCCCACTTTACCGAAAACTATTGTGGCGCAAACGTCTTTTGTGGTAAGTGTTCAAATTTCCCCGTCGGGTCCGCCTACGATCAACGGGACACTGGACTTCGCCTTTGACACGACTAGCGTCAGCGTTCCGATCACCGGAACGCGCATAATTTTGTACGGTTTTTCGCCGACTGGCAGCGTCAAAGAACGGCTGGTATGGAAAACCGACATTATGAAGGCGGCCGACGGCACTGAACAGCGCGTGGCACTTCGCCGGTTTCCACGTCAGCAAATCGAATTCGAAGCACTACTGCCGCGCGATTATGATCGGAATGAATTCAATTCGTTTATTTTCGACTGGCACAGCCGTGTTTTCGGCGTTCCGATGTGGTGGGATGCGCGACTACTGACGGCTAATGCGGTGATCAGTGACACGGTGGTTTCGATCACGTCGACGGATTTTGCTGAATTCCGCGTTGGCGGTCTGGCGGTTCTGATTGCATACGACGCGGACGGGAATCGCACTGCCGACACACTGGAAATCAGCGCGGTGTCGGCGTCCCCGGCGCAGGTCACGTTCACGTCGGGCATTCAGAACGCGTATACAGCCGGGCAGGCGGTGCTGGTCCCTGTGGTCCCGGGCGTGGTCAGCGATGGCGTGGCGCGATCCCGCCTGCCAGCTGGACAGCAAAAAGTGACAATGTCGTTCCTGTCTGTCGACAACGATGCGCGCGCTACCGAAGACGCGACGGCGTTCAAATCGTGGAATGGCCGCACTGTGATCGACGACCTGAACTTTATGGACAACGAAATTCGGGAAAACTTCCGGAAAAAGATCACCAGAATCGACGGCGATACCGGCGAAATTGCACAGTCGTCCACCGAAGACAGGTCGACGCCCACCAGCGAAAAACGCTGGAACGTGGAAACGGCACAAAAAAGCTGGGAAGTGCGGAACCTGCTGTATGCACTGCACGGCAAGCAAACGTCGTTTTATTTGCCGACTTTCGGCAAGGATTTGGAATTGCAGGCCGCCGTCAGTGTCGGGTCAGGGTCCATAGACGTGACAAACGTCGGGTACACGCAGTTCATGAAGTCGCGCGAACCGTACACCACCATCGTGATACAGTTTGACCCGAACAACATGCCGTCGGTCGCCAGCCCGTTTCCTATTGGCAGTCCGCACAACTGGGAAGACGGTCAGACTTACATGTTTTTAGACATCGTTTCCAGCACTGAAGTATCCACCGATGTGGAACGGCTGTCTGTTTCGCCGACCTTTCCGATGGACTTCACCGCCGCAAACGTCCTGTCGATTCAGTTCATGATCAAGTCGCGATTTGACAGCGATACCGTGGACCTGTTACATAAATGGACCGATCTAATGGGCGACCAGATCGACAGCGAAATAAATGTACCGGTTAGCGGGGCGTATGACGTATGAGTACCTTAGACCAGCTTGAAGTCAGCATAGAAGATTCGCGCCCGATTGAACTGTACGAATTCCAGATTTCGGGGACGACCTACCGTCGGACCAGTTCCGAAGGGACCGTGACATACAGCGGTGTCGACTACACGCCGGTGGCCATAAAGCGCACGGCATATCAGGAAGCGAAGGAACAAAAGTCGACTTCGATCACCATCAAGATTCCCACCGACGACGTAATTGCGACGAACTTCATCGCCGTGCAACCGTCGTACATCATGAACGTGACCGTGTACCGCATCCAGCCGAATTCGGTCCCGGCCACCGCGTCGATTATCATGTTCGCGGGATACGTGGCCAGTGTCGCATTCAAGGACGAAATCTGCGAATTGCGGTGCATACCGAACAACGAACTGTTCACCCGGGAAATGCCACGGTTCAGTTTTCAGGGGTTGTGCAACCATATTCTGTACGACAGCGGCTGCGGCCTGTCTGAAGGGTCCTACCTGCACAGCGGAAAGGTGCTAGGCGTAACCGATGACGTGTTGCTGACCATTCAGGCGCTGCCAACTACCGGGTCCCCGTTCATCGGTGGGTATGTTTCGCTGCCGGACGGATCGGAATCGCGCTTGATCATCGACCAGTCAGGGACGCAGGTTCGCATCCTGTACCCGTTCAAGCAAAACGTGTCTGGTGGCACCCTGTACGCGTATCAGGGGTGCGATCATTCCGTGACTACCTGCGCGCAGAAGTTCAATAATGTGCTAAATTATGGCGGGTTTCCGTTCGTGCCGTCGATTAACCCGTTCAACAAACAACAGCTGACGAAGGAATAAAAATGTTTTGGGTATATCTAGCGATCTGGGTCGCGTCGTTCATTCTTTCCGAACTGTTCGCACCGAAACCCGAAGTCGAAAACGCCCGGCCGTCAGGACTGGGCGATTTCAATTTTCCGACCGCCACTGAAGGGCGCGTGGTCCCACTACTGTGGGGAACGGTCCAGCTGTCGGCGCCGAATATTATCTGGTACGGTGATCTGCGCACGGAACGCATTCGCGAAAAGATCAAAACCGGCATGTTTTCATCGAAGAAAGTCACGGTCGGCTATAAATACTACGTCGGGATTCAGTTCGCGTTTTGCCGTGGTCCGATGACTGGCGCCGACGACGGCCTGATGCAAATTCTTGTCGACGACGAATCTATTTACGATACGTCCCCATTGTCAGCGGTCGCAAGCGGGTCAGTGACAGTCAACGAACCGACCCTGTTCGGTCAGGACAGTGGCGGAATCAGTGGCACGTTTACCATGTTTCCCGGCAGTAGCACGCAGGTGAAAAGCACCTATCTGGAAGGGGCCGTGACGTTTTCCCCTGACATCCTGCCCGCATATCGCGGGACGGCGTACCTTGTAGCGGAACAAATTTACATCGGCAACAGTCCGTCGCTGCGTCCGTTCAAGTTCGTGGTTCGCCGCATTCCCGACGGCCTATCGTTGGGCGCTGATGCGCTGATAAATAACTTTGACGCGAACCCGATGAACGTCCTGTATGAAATCCTGACGAACACCGAATGGGGTCTGGCCCGGTCGACTGGCGACATCGACACCACGACACTGGCCGCTGTGGGCGCTACGCTGGCGGCGGAAGGAAACGGATTTTCCGCGCTGCTGGATAACCCGAAAAAAACTGAACAGATCATTCAGGAAATCGAACGGCAGTGCGACGGCGTTCTTCAGCGCGACATCACGACCGGCCAGTACACGTTCAAACTGATCCGCGAAGCGGATATTCCCAGCCCGCTGTCGTCTTTGCTGTCAATCGACGAAACCAACTGCAAGAAAGTCGAATTCAGCCGTGGATCGTGGTCCGAAACGAAAAACATTGTTCGGGTTCAGTACGCTGACCCCGGCAAGAACTACGCGACAAGCTACGGGCTGGCGCAGGACATGGCGAACAAAATCATTCAGGGCGCGCCCATCACTGTTACCGAAAATTTTATGGGCGTCAAGAACGCCGCGCTTGCGAATTACATCGCATGGCGGGACCTGCGCAATCTGGCCACGCCGCTGGCGAAAGCTACCCTGACAGTGAACCGCGAACTGTACACCATCAAGCCGGGCGACCTGTTCCTGCTGTCGTGGGACTTGTACGGCATCACCGACCTGCTGATGCGCGCGACGCGCGTCAATTACGGCGAACTACTGAATAACAAAATCACCATCGACGCAGTTGAAGACGTGTTCACCACGCAGGCGGCCAGTTTCCACGACCCTATCGACAGCAGCTGGTCGGCACCGACGCAGACAGTTACTGCCGAAGACCCGGAAGACCAAGTGATATTCGAAACGCCGCGACTGATGCAGCTGCAAGACCCGGACAATCCGGACAAAACGCCGCGCATCACAGCCTTGCCGCGTCTTACCGGTGGCGCTGGCGACGAATACGACCTTTACACGCATGAAGCAACGTCGGCGTCCGGTGCGATCACTGGCACATTCATAAACAACGGCACGAATCCGAACTTCGTTCTGGTGGGGCAGCTGCGGTCAGCCTTGCCCGGCCCGTTAAGCGGAAGCGTCGCGACGCAGGGGGCTGGCGATTATGATGTGGACCCGCTTCCCGGTGAATCACTGGCTGATTTGATCGACGCGGACGCCTTATCGGAAAGTGAAATTGACGACCTGCTGTCACTGGTATACATAACGCCGCCCACTGTGAATTCACCGGATCAACTGCGCGATTTTGGTGAATTCATACTGTACACGCAGGCAGTAGAAAGCGTCGGTGGGTCCCCGCTAGTTACCGGCATTAGGCTGTTCGATTGCTGGCGCGGCGCCCTTGATTCCCGCGTGCAGGACTGGCCCGCTGGTTCGCTGGTCTGGTTCGTATCTTTTGGCGGCGCCAGCATTTCGTCCGAACAATTTACGAACAACTTCTACGTGGCCGCGAAAATATGCCCGTCGACGCAGGAAAGCGGGGCGCTGGGCGTGGGATCGGCCACCATCACGAACGTGACACGAATCCATGACGGCTTTCGTGTAAACGCGCCGCTATGCCCGAATGAAATTACAATAGGCAGCAGTAGATACAATAAATCGGTGCCGCTGTACGCCACGTCGTCCTATATGCAGGTGTCATGGACACGCCGGAACTGGCGGACACTAGGCGCGCAAAAATCTGTGAAGGGTGAAAACAGCGACGGGACCACGTTCAATCCCGGCACCACCGACGCAGGCGACGGATTGTCCTATATAATCCGCATGTACGACATTTCAAGCCCGAACATCGGCAGCCCGAATTTCATCTATGAATATGAAACCCCGGCCGATGATCCGACCAACTATCTCAAGAACATTCCGCCTAATGATCTAATGGCGATGGTTCTACAGCCTAATGGCGCCCAGCTTCGCATCGAAATATTAGCGAAACATCGCCTGACCAGCCCGGGGCAGGAATCGCGCGACGCGTGCATTCATGAATTCCAGCTAGTAAGTGACGCCGACTATGCCCCAGACAAATATTTGGGTCGCATCCCGTACGGCACAGTCGTGTCGCCGGGCATTGAAGTGTTCAAGGCCGGTTCGCCCGGAAGTCCGCAGGTGATCCCGAACCTGACACTGAAGTTCGCGGTAGGCGCACAGTTCGACGAAGGCACGGGGTCAGGTGATCAGGGCAAGCTATTTATTCTGTCCGATGATGGGTCCCCTGCGCAGCTGGTGCACGACTATTCCCTGTCGTCCCCAGATTCGCAATATATTTTCAACAATTTGCAGAACGGCAGCCCGTCGAACTGGGCTGGGCACCACGTAAATATCCTGCATTTTCACCGGGTGGGTCGACCGATCTTTTTCAGGATACAAGACACCACCACCGGCGAACTGTACGCGTGGGGCGTTATGGAACCATTCACAAGCACCGTTCCGACGGCTGAATAAAGGTACACGGCATGGCAAATTTCAATTTAGCAATTCCGCATATTCTGGAACATGAAGGCGGGTACGTGAACAACAAACGGGACCCGGGCGGCGCCACGAAGTACGGCATTTCGCTTCGCTACCTGCAAAAGCGGGGCGACCTGCTGGGCGATTTTGACGGCGACGGCGATGTGGACGCGGACGACATCGCGGCCATGACCCGGCCGATGGCTTTGCAGGTGTATGAAGCCGCATTCTGGACACCGAACCGTTTCCGCGACGTTAAAAGTCAGCTACTTGCGACGAAAATATTCGATATGGCTGTAAATATGGGCAGTAAACAAGCATGGAAGCTTGCCCAGCGATCCATGACCGCGAACGGGCACCCGTGCACCGACGACGGGGTGGTGGGTCCGAAGACCATCGCGGCCCTGAATGCACTGGAAAAAGTCGACTGGGCGGTGCTGATCACCCTTCGCGAAATGCAGAAAAATTTTTACGAAGGTATAATGACTAGCAAGCCCGATCTGCGGGTGTTTGAACTAGGGTGGTTCCGGCGCGCGGTTTTCTGATATGAACATCATAGAGTACATGGAAAAGTACAAGCTGCTGTCCGCTATCCTAGTGATTTGGACCTATGGCCTTCTGACGTGGGTCGTTTTTCGCGTGTTCGATGACATTTCGCTGATCAATGCGGCCGTCGTCAGTGCACTGGGAACTGTAGTGGGCGTTCCGGCAGCCGCCGTCGCCCTGTTCAAATGGCGAAGGGGTGGTGGAAGCGACAATGGCTGATCTGGATGAAGTGAAACAGGAACTAGACCAAATCTGGAAAGAACTGCACACGAAACAGGAACGGGTTCGCCCGGCTGTGTCGTTTTCCTTTTTGATCTGGGTCATAGGCGTGACGGTGTCCGGGGCGTGGTGGGCTGCCACCATGACTTCCCAAATGGGCCAGATGCGCGACGCCTTGACAGCGGCCGCCAGTTCGCAGTACAAGACAGAAACTGCGACGCAGGACCTGCGCCTGCGGGATCAGCAGATTGATTTCCTGCAACAGCAGGTGGACGCGCACAAGGCCACGGATACGGAAGAACACAGGGCACTGAAAGACCGGCTGAAAGCCGCAGAGGAAAAGATTCGCGCGCTTGAATTGAAAGAAAAGTAAAGGGGTCGCCATGTATTGTCCGCACTGCGGTGAACAGGGGAAGCTAGTCAAGGATGGGTGGCGGGAACGCAAAACGGGGCGCCAGAACCGATGGCGCTGCAAATCCTGCGGCAAAACGACCGCGAACCCGTCGAAAGCGAAGCCTGTCAAGGAACCGACCCACCGACAATACGAAGGCAAACTGCCGCCCGCCGAACGCTACGTTTTCACCGCCGCCCAGAACGCGACGCCAGTACATAAAAAATTCCTTGCTACACTGGAAAACTACTGTGCCCACAACGGCGCGCAGCTGGTGGTCGTGCCGATACGGTACAAGAACCCGACAAGCGTCTGGGGCCAGAAGCAGCAGGACGACGACTGGTGGGCGCCTGAACTGCACGAATACCTGTTTTCCAGCCGAGCCGACATTAACCGGAACCTGATCCTGCTGGGTGACATCCGCACGCAGCCGACGAACACGCAGCCCCTGACCGGGTTCGAAGCGATCACCGGCGACAAGTCCGGCATCCTGCCGCACCCGAAAGTCCAGCTGAAGTCGATTGCGACCCCGCAAAGCAAGCTTCCCAAAATCATGACGACGACCGGTGCTGTTACGGTGGAAAATTACACCGATACGGCGACCGGCAAGCGCGGCGAATTCCACCACACTATCGGGGCGGTGGTGGTCGAAGTCGACGGCGACATGTTCTTTATGCGCCAGATTTCCGCCCTGCAAAACGGGACGTTCATTGATCTGGACAAAAAGTACACGCCGGACGGGGTCGAAGATGCACCGCCCGCCGCCGCCCTGATCATGGGCGATTCCCACGTGCAGTTCATCGACCCGGACGTGGTCAAGGCTACATTCAACGGCCCGGGATCAATCACGGCCGTTCTGAAGCCGAAAAAGCTGATCTGGCACGACGTGTACGACCACTATTCGCAGAACCATCACGACCGCGACAACCCGTTTATAAAGCTGGCGAAGCACCGTGCAGGCATGGCCAGCATCCCGAAGGAACTGGAACTGACCTGCGCGTTCGTGAACAAGCACGGCGCAGGGTTCGAAAACGTGATGGTCCCCAGTAACCACAACGAAGGTCTGGAACGCTGGATTCGGGAAACCGACTGGCGAAAGGACCCGTCGCACATGGAATTTTATCTGGAAACCGCGCTGGAAATGGTCCGGAACACGGAAATGACCGACGCGGGCGCCCGGACGGTCGACCCGTTCCACTACTGGGCCGAACGCCTGCTGACCGTGAATAAAGTCCTGCTGAAGCGGGACGAATCCCTGATGGTGCTGGGCATCGAAACCGGGATGCACGGCGATCTGGGTCCGAACGGGTCCCGGGGAAGCATCATGAACCTGCGGCGGATCGGCGTCAAAAGTATAATCGGCCACGGCCATGGCCCGGGCACCGAAGAAGGCTGTATGCAGGTCGGCACGAACAGTCGCCTGCGGGTCCAGTACAACCGGGGGCCGTCGAACTGGCTGCATTCCGACGCAGTGATTTACGCGAACGGCAAGCGAACCCTGCTGCATATTATCGGGGGGCGCTGGCGGCGATGACAACAGTCGCGTGGAAAGACGGGGTCCTGTGCACCGACAGGCAGGCAACAGCGGGGGGCGCGCGCAAGCTATGCGAAAAACTGTGGCGCGTGCGTGGCACTGACTACGCAGTGGCAATCACCGGGTCGCTGTCCGCCGGTATCCGGTTCTGTGAATGGCTGAAGAACGGCAGCAACAAGGACGACGACTGGTCGTTAGACGAAGATTCTGAAGCGGTGGTGCTGAACCTTGTCACGGGGAAGGTCACCGCCTACGATAGCAACATGGTTCCGATGCCTGTATTCGACAAGTTCGAAGCGTGGGGCAGCGGGGCCGACTTTGCACTGGGCGCGATGGAAGCTGGCGTGGACGCGGTCCGCGCTGTAGAGATAGCGGCCAAGCACGACACCGGGACCGGCAACGGCCTGACGGTGATCAATCTAAACAAAGACGAAAGGGTGCGAAAATATGTTAGTTGGCGTAACTGGCAAAGCCGGGGCAGGTAAAGACACTTTTGCGAAATTTTTCACCGATAGGGGCTATGCGCGGCATTCGTTCGCTGACCCGATCAAGCGAATGATCGAACTTGCGTTTGATCTGGACCCGTCCGTATGGGACGACCGGGAAGCGAAGGAAGCCCCGATTCCGTGGCTGGGAAAGTCGCCGCGCTATCTGGCGCAGACGCTGGGCACCGAATGGGGCCGCGAAAAGGTGCACCCGGACCTGTGGCTGTTACTGGCCGAACAGGCGGTGCTGAAGCACGCGAACCTGATCATCCCAGACGCCCGTTTTGACAACGAAGCCCGGTGGATCAGGGAACACGGCGGCGTGATCGTCCGCGTGGAACGCCCGGACCCGCAGGCCATGGACAACGCCGGGCACGCGTCCGAAGCTGGCGTGGACCCCGGGTACTGCGATTACATCGTGCAGAATCGTGGTACAATCGAAGACCTGACAGAATCAGCTGCAAATCTGTATAACCTGTGGCCCTAAATATGGCGAAAAAGTGCTATGTACTTAACCCTTTTGGCATTACTCCGCAAAGTCAACCTGCGCGTCGTCGGAATCGTGGCGGTGCTGGTGTTCATTTTCGGGGCCGGGTGGACGGTAAACGGGTGGCGATACCGGGCGAAGATGGAACACGAAAGGGCGGAAATCGCGAAAAATTACGCGAAGCAGCACGAACTATTTATGCAGAAGTACCGGGACCAGCAGGCCCGGGATCAGGCCGCCGCTGAAGCCCTGTCGTCCGATCTGGAACGGATTCGAACCCAACGCACGGAACTGGAAGCCGCCCTGCGTGGCGCGGCTGTGGTGAAGCCCCATGACGAAATTTGCAAGGATGGCGGCAGCGGTAACCCTTTCGGGCCTGACTTTGTCCGGCTGTGGAACGGTACCGGCGCCGCCGATTGAACCTATCCCACGGGCGCAGCCTGTGGAAGCCCTGACGCCGTGCAGGGAGCCTTCCCAGCTGCCAGCCGACCTTCCGGACCTGCCAGCCGCAGAAGCTGTCAGGGACGTGCTGCGGGCGCATTCCGACGACGTGGCAGCCCTGAACGAATGCAGCCGCAAGCACCGCGCGCTGCGCGACTACATCAAAGCCGAATAATCCGTGTTTTTCCCCGGTGGTGGTAACGCTTCCAGCTGCCGCCGGGGCTTTTTAACGTCGTGGCGCAACACTTGCCCTATAAAAAGGGATACTAGGGGCAAAACGAAAAGTGATATTTCAGGGGCAAAATATTTCAGGACCCTAGAACCCGGTATATTTAGGTGTTTTATTCAACAAGATCAGGACTTTAAGCTATATACTACGATATACCACGTGGTATACAGTCAAGGCTACAATGTCGCTAGGCAATAAGTTTTTGATTTGCTGAAAGAAAAACGAAAACTGCCCGGTATACGTGTTTATATGGGAAGTTCAGGGGCCGGGGGTTTGACAGCAGGTCGACCGATCCAGAAAATAAGTGTCGGGCATAGCCCATGGGGTCAGCGTATGCGGGCCGGTGGACGGGCGCCCCCCCAGTGTGCGGGCGCCCGATTCATTCACAGAACACAAAGGCGGGATGCTGACCGAAATGCACCACGATTATGACTACAAGACCGAACCCTTCGACCACCAGCGCGAAGTGTTCCACAAAAGCCGCGACAAAACCGACTTCGCCCTGCTAATGGGCATGGGAACTGGCAAGACGAAGGTCGGCATCGACACGGCTGCGCACCTGTGGGCGCGCCGGGAAATCATGGCCGTGGTCGTGATAGCGCCGAACGGGGTGCATCGGAACTGGATACTGCGCGAAGTCCCCGCGCACATGCCCGACTGGACCGGATACCGGGCGGCAGTGTGGGCCAGTACCCTGCGCAAGCCGGAACAGCAGGCGCTGGACAAAATCTGGGACGCCGGAAACAGCCTGCGGATCATTTCCATGAACGTGGAAGCATTCGGGCAGGGCATGACCGGCAAGGCTGCCAAATATCTGGCCAGCATCCTGAACACGTTCCCCACGCTGCTGATCATCGACGAATCGACCGTGATAAAAACGCCGGGGTCGAAACGGACGAAAACCCTGATCAGGCTGGGCAAGCGGGCCAAGTACCGCCGCATCATGACCGGGACCCCAATCACGAACGGCCCCATGGATGCGTGGGCGCAGTTCGCGTTCCTGAACACGGCCATACTGGGGTACGAAAATTTTTATTCGTTCAAGCACCGATACGCGGAATGGGTCCGGCGCCAGCTGAAACAGATCGACCCGAAGACGGGCAAGCCGCGCGAATTCGAAGAACTGGTGTCGTATCGCAATCTGGACGAACTGGTGGACAACATTCAGGCGTACAGTTTCCGGATCACGAAAAACGAATGTCTGGACCTGCCGGACAAGATATACGAACGCTACCCGGTGGAACTGACCGCCGAACAGAAAAAGCTGTACAAGGACATCCGCACGAAAGCCCTGTACGAACTGGGACAAGGGGAAGTCACGGTGCAAAACGTCCTGACGAAGCTGCTGCGGCTTCAGCAGGTGCTGGGCGGTTTCCTGCCGACCGACGAATTCGCGCCGTCAGAACCGATTCCCGGGAAAAACCCGCGAATGGAAGCCCTACTGAACATCGTCGAGGAAGCGAACCCGGACGGAAAAATAATTATCTGGGCGCGGTTCCGGGCCGAACTGGAAGCAATCGAAAACGTCCTGAAAGAAAAGTACGGCAAGGGCGCGGCTGTGTCCTACCATGGCGGCGTCGACCGTCATCTGCGCGAAGAAAATATAGACCGGTTCCAGAACGACCCGACTTGCCAGTTTTTCGTCGGTCAGCAGCATTCGGGCGGCTACGGCCTGACCCTGACAGCTGCCACAACGATGATTTATTACAGCAATGATTTTTCGCTGGAAGCCCGACTGCAAAGCGAAGACCGCGCGCACCGCATCGGTCAGAAACGGAACGTGACGTATATCGACATCGAAGCGGAAAAGACGGTTGACAGCAAAATAATTAACGCGCTACGATCAAAAAAGAACATAGCAGACGAAATTACGAAAGATAAACCAGCGGAGTGGCTATAAATGGCGAAAGTGTATGTGGTACAGATACCGAAACGACGCGACCTTGAATCGGGGCGCCTTGTCCCGGTGGTCGATATTTCCCCGGCAGCGACATTCGGTGAATTCAGTTCGCCATTGTTCCCGGGTACCGGCGTGTCCTTCATGACGCAGAACGACGTGCACGAAGTGCGCAAGCGGCTGAAGGAATACACCGACGACGACTTTATTCTGGCGGTCGGTGACCCGGCTGCAATCGGGCTGTCCATGGCACTGGCCGCAGAAGTCAATCTGGGCAGGGTAAACGTCCTGCGCTGGGACAAGAAACGTCGCGCCTATGTGAACCTGAAATTCGACCTGAAGGGGAACTGAAATGGCCATTGATTACAGCAAAGCCGAAGGGACCGATGAACCCACGAAACTGGAATTGTCCGACATCGTGGAACTGGCCCGGCAGCAATACCGCATCGAACAGCGTCTGCTGGACCTGAAAAAACAGCTGGAAGACGTGAATGCGGAATACACGAAGATGCGGACCGAAACCTTGCCGGAAGCGATGAAGTCGGTCGGATTAACCGAACTGGCGCTAGACAATGGCGCAAAGATCGTTATCGCAGACGACATTAACGTGAACATCAAGGAAGACAATCGACCAGCCGCATACGGGTGGCTGCGTGAACACGGGCATGGCGACATCATAAAAAACCAGATCACTATGCTATTCGGAATGGGTTCGGACAGCGAAAAGGACGTGGCCGTGGAATTCGCGGAATTGCAGGGGTTCGATTACACCCTGAAGGAAAACATCCCGCCGCAGACCCTGAAGGCGTGGGCAAAAGCCCAGCTGGAAACCGACGACCCGATTCCGGAAGACGTTATCAACATTTTTCGACTGGACATTTCGAAAGTCGTGCTACCCAAAGAACGCAAGGGAAAAAAGGGCAAGGGTTGACAGGGGTCAGCCCGGGGGCGTAATTTTCGAAACCGCTGAAGGGGAACAGCATATTTCCCCCTAACCGTTAAAACGACTAAGGTGCAACGACATGGCAACAGGCAAAGCTGTAGCAACAAAGAAAGACGCGGGCCTGCCCGCATTCCTGAAAGACGGCGCGTATGCTGATTTCGAAGACGCGGGCCTTGAACAGGCCGACGCTGATTCGTTCGCGATTCCTTTTCTGCGAATCCTTCAGAGTACATCGCCGCAGGTGAAAAAGACCAGTGGCAGTTTCATCGAAGGCGCGCAGGAAGGAATGCTGATCAACACTGTGACGCAGGAAATCTTCGACCTTGAAAAGGACGAACTGAAGCTGGTCCCGGTGTACTACCGGCGCGCGTTCATGGAATGGAAGACCCGCGAACAGGGCGGCGGCTACGTGGCCGAACACGGTGTTCTGGATGGTCTGGAACTGATGAAGGAAACCGAACGCGACGACAAGAATCGCGACATCCTGCCGAATGGCAATCAGCTGTCCGACACCCGGTACCACTACGTGATCATTGTCCGCAATGACGGCACGTATGAACCGGCAATAATCACCATGGAACGGACCCAAACCAAAAAGTCCAAGCGACTGAACAGTGACATCGACATAAAGAAAAAGTCGAAAGGCATTCGCTTTATGCAGGCGTTCCTGTACGGCATCGGCGTGGTCGGCGAAAGCAAGGACGACAACAGCTGGTGGGGCTGGGACATCAACTATTCGGGACTGGTCGAGGATCAGAACCTGTTCGACGCGGCCGTGGATTTCCACAACAGAATCCGCGCGGGCGAAGTCAAGGAAGCGACCGAATCACTGAACGGCGGGGACGACGCCGAAGGTGGTACAACGGTGGAAGGAAAACCCGAGTATTAAGCAACTGGAAGCTTGATGGTGGCCGGGGCAATCCCGGCCACACTTTCTACGGGTGCAATGAATGGACAAGATAGAACGATTCAGTCGGCTGTTTAGCGGCCTGACGCGCGCGCATGGTATATACCGGGAAGACCGGAACCTGCAAAAAGAGTCCGGAAAGATCGGCGGTCGCGCGCAAACAGTCGCCGAACCTGTAACGACCGAAAAATGGGAAGCCCACCTGACGGGCAAATCTGGTCTGGGCGTAGTTCCGATCCACGACGACGGCACGTGCGAATTCGCAGCGATTGATTTCGACGTGTACGATGAACCCACAGTGAAACGATTCGTGACCGATGCAAAGCGGTCCGGGTTCCCTATCGTCTGGGCAAAGTCAAAGTCTGGCGGCGCCCACCTTTACATTTTCTTTTCGGAACCGGCGAACGCAGCGAAAATTCGCGCGAAGCTGGGCGAACTGGCTAGGATGCTGGGATACCCGAAAATCGAAATCTTCCCGAAACAGGAAAAGCTAGACGCCGCGAACGGTGAAGTCGGGAACTGGATAAACCTCCCGTACTTCGACGCCGAAATGACGCAGCGGTACGCATTCGACGACGCGGGAAAGCCGATTGCTGATTTCGAAAAATTCTTGGACTACGCGGAAAGCAAGCGGATCAGTCCCGCCGATTTCGACAAGCTGGAAATTCACCAGCAGGAAATTCCATTCAGTGACGGGCCGCCGTGCATTCAGACCATGGCGCACAATGGCGTCGGCGAAGGCGGGCGGAACAAAGCACTGTTCCAGTTCGCCATATACGCAAAGAAAAAATACCCCGACGAATGGCAGGACAAGGTCATAGAGTGGAACGGCGACTACTTCAGCCCGGCCTTGCCCATGCGCGAAATCACTGCGACCATCTTCAAGTCACTGGATACAGACCGGGAGTACGGCTATCTGTGCAAGGATGCGGTCTGCATGGAAGTCTGCAACAAACCACTATGCCAGACCCGTGAATTCGGAGTTATGGGCGGTCTAGTTCAGGTCTGGGAAGACTGGAACATTGAAGGCGTCCGAAAGATCGTGCAGGTGAACGCTGCCGGGGCTGTCGTTACTGACGAACCGCCGCAGTACATCATGTCGATAAACGGGCAGGACGTGAAGTTTCAGCGGGCTGAACTGACCAATAATGTGAAATTCCGCGAAAAGGTTTTTGAAGTTCTGGACAAGATGCCGCCGCGAATGAACAATGCAATGTGGGACCAGATGATTCAGCACTGGCTTGTGAATCGGGAAGTGATCGAAATCCCGTATGAATACACGTCGACCGCCAGTCTGGGCACTATGCTGAAGGACTTCATCGAAACGGCGCCCGAAGCAAAGTCGCGGCGTGATATACTGACCGGAATGGTACTTTTCGAAAACAACAAATTCCTGTTCCATTTCGAAGCTTTTTCGAAATATCTTCAGCAGCAGCGGTTCCCGAACACGACTGCCAGCGGGCTGTGGCAGCAGCTGCACAATCTGGGCGTCGAAAAGAAAGAAACGACCACTACCGGCAACAAAAAGCTGAACTACTGGCTGGTTCCGGAAGACTTCGTGACGAAAGACCCGGAAAGCGCGGTGCCGCAAGTCGACGAACGCATGGAATTCTGATGCGCAAGCGAATCATTCTGGGACCGCCGGGAACCGGCAAAACGACGACACTGCTGAACATCGTCGACGAAAAGATGCGTTCGGGGATTTCCCCGCAGCGCATCGCGTACGTGTCGTTCACGCGAAAAGCCGCGCACGAAGCACAGGACCGGGCCATTGATCGGTTCAAGTTCGAACGCGAAGACATGCCATACTTCAAAACGCTGCATTCGCTGGCGTCCATGGTCATGGGCATGAAACAAGACGACTACATGTACAAGCCGCAATACAAGGAAATAGGCCAGCTGATCGGGCTGCCGGGCCTGACCGGCGAACGCGCGGACAGCAAGACCGAAACGCGCGCTAACAATCTGGGGAATCACCTGCTGTCTGTGATCAGCGTCGCGCGTAACATGAAAATGACGCTGCGCGATTACGTTCGCAGCATGTCGCAGCTGGAATGGCAGTACAGCATCGGGCGGTATGGCAAGGAACTGAAGCGGCTGGTCGTGGCGCTGGATCAGTACAAAAAGACCTACGGCCTGCGCGACTACACCGACCTGATGATTGAACCCGTGTATCTGGAATATCCGGCCATTGACGTGGACGTGGCGATAATCGACGAAGCGCAGGACCTGACCGCCGTCCAGTGGGATTTCATTCACTGGATGTTTCGCGACGTGAAAGAACTGTACATTGCAGGTGACGACGACCAAGCGATTTACGAATGGAACGGGGCCGACGTGCAGCAGTTCCTGCACCTTGACGGCGAAAAACAGGTGCTGAACAAGTCCTACCGGCTGCCGCGCAGGCCGTGGATGGTCGCAAATCACCTGTCGAACCGGATCAGCGAACGGTACGAAAAGGACTGGTCCCACAATGGGACCGAAGGCGAAGTGTACCGCATCGCCGACGTGAAGTACGCGGTCGACATTGTGGAAGGCGGCGACTGGCTGGTGCTGGCGCGTAACGGACACCACCTGAACACAATCAAAGGCTGGCTGATGAACAAAGGCGTTCCGATCAAGTTCAGCAATTACGACGTGATAAAGCCGGACGAAATGGGCGCTATTCATGCGTGGGCGAATCTGGCGCAGGGCAAGCAAATTTCCGGCCTACGCGCGAAACAGCTGTTCGCCCTGCTGCGGACGCAGAAACACATCGGCTACGGTGGCAAAGCGCGCATGGAACACGTCGAAGATACCGACCAGTTTTCGTTCGATGAACTGCGCGACCAGTTTTCCCTGCTGACCGATCCGGCGGCGAACTGGTGGGACATCCTGCAAAAAATCCCGCAGCACAAAGTCGACTATTATCGGCGCGTCAGGCGGCACGGTGAATCACTGAAAAACCCGCGCGTCACGCTGTCAACGATTCACAAGGTCAAAGGCGGCGAAGCCGACAACGTGCTACTATTAACGGACATGTCCCGCCAGACCCACCGCATGTACGCCCACAACCTGCGCGCGGCCGACGAAGAACATCGGGTTTTTTATGTCGGCGCGTCCCGGGCACGTCGGCGCCTGATAATTTGCAACAAACAATCCCTGAACGGGTACCCGTTCCCTAAATTCAGCGAAAAGGCAAAAGTAGCATGATTAGCGACGACTATCGCAAGCAAAACGAAATCCTGCACAACACGAAACCCGGATACGGCACCGGCGGCGCCCGCTGGGTCACCGCAGTGTCGACCCTGTGCGCAGAGTACGACACGGACGACGTGCTGGACTACGGCTGCGGCAAAGGCCGTCTGGCGGCTGCCCTGCCGTTCCATATCAATCAGTACGACCCGGCCATTCCGAAACACTGCACTGCACCGGAACCTGCGGACATCGTCGTATGTACCGATGTTTTGGAACACATCGAACCGGAATACATCGACGACGTGCTGGACCACCTGCAACAGCTGGCCCGGGAATGTGCCCTGCTGAACATCGCGACCCGACACGCGCATAAAACCCTGCCGGACGGCCGGAATACGCACATTTTGGTGAAACCGCCGGAATGGTGGTTTTCGAAGCTGATGGACCGCTGGGATTCGGTTGAAATGGTCGAAGCCGGGCACGGGGAATTCACGGTTCTGGTGTCACTACCGAAAAAAATTGTTGCAGTGGGCTAAAGTTTCCTGTAGAGTTGCCGTTAAGTTAAGTGAACGACAACAGAAAGGGGACACAAAATGAACGACTTCAGCACCTGCAACGACCGCGAATTTCTGGAAATCTATATCTGGGACGAATACAAGTCGGCCCACGGCATCCGCCCGCGCTGGGTGAACTTCGACGCCATGTCGATGGACGAACTGCGCGTGCTGGCGCAGCAGGTTTCCGACGACTGCGCCGGGCAGGAACAGCACGAACGCGAAATGTTCGCCCGCAACGCCGCCAAGTTCGAAAAGCTGGTGGCCGACGTGGTGGCCATGGGCGCCCGCACCCGGGAAACCGCGATTCGCTGGCTGCGCAGTGCCGACGAATATCACGCACGTGACGACGACCATTTTCGTTACGACTACGGGCTGGACTGGACCTACCCCGTAAACTAACCCTGACGGCCATGGACGGCCACAACCTAGAAAGGTGATACTATGCAAGGTAGAGAATTCGACGAACTGAAACCCCGCACGACCGTGTACGTCATGGTGTACACCCGCGACGGCGGCGTGAAGATCAAGGAAGGGCGCGTGACACGTGTCGCACGCGGCGACTACAAATACTACTCCGACGGCCGGGCCGTGATCATCGACCACGTCGGGTACAAGCCGGAACGCGTCTGGCTGCGGCGCGACGAAGCCCGAACGGCTGCGATCCGCAAGCTGCTGGACAATATCGACCGGCTGTAGCAAGAACCGGGCCACGGACGGCCCAAACTTTTTTCGGTAAAAACGAAAAAAATTGTTGTAATGCCCTAAAGGTTCCGGTAACCTTGCCGTTAAGTTAAGTGAACGGCAACACAAACCAGATCAGAAAGGGGAAACGAAATGACCAAATTCAACCGCGACGACTTCAGCTACCACGGCGGCTACCTGACCTACAACGGCGAACAGGGCGAAATGACTGAATACTACACGCAGCCCTGTCACCCGACCCGCGAAGGCATCGCGAAGCCCGCTTTTATTGCCCGCTTCAAGTACGCGTCGACCAGCAGCAAGGGTCCGTGGATCACCTTCCTTTGCAAGAACTTCACCGTCGAAGAATATCTGGGCCGCATGGCCGCTGGTGAAACCCCGCTGGAAATCGTGCAGTCGAAGGGTTTCGTCCTGAGTCACATCAAAAAGTGGCTGAAGGCCGACGGTTACCCGCAGACGCAGGCCGGGTACAAACAGTGGATGGCCGACCGCCACGAAGCCTAAAACGAACCCCCGGGCCATGGACGGCCCCAAACCAGAAAGGTACAGAAAGATGACACCCTACGAACTTTACGAAAAGGTCATGGAAACATCGAACGAATTTTTCGAGCGCAACGACTGCGCAGTAAAGGCGCTGGCGATAGCGACTGGCGAAGGCTACGAAATGGCCCACTACGCGCTGGAATGTCAGGGCCGCAAGCCCCGGGACGGGACCTTTATCTGGCAAACGCTGGACGCGCTGGAATCTTTGGGCTACACATGGGAACGAATCGACGCGACGCAAATCCCGGCCCGCACCGGCCTGACCCTGAACCGCCTGCTGACCGAAAAGCCGGGCGCATTCCCAGACCGCTATATTGTCAGCTATTCGCGGCACTTGGGCGCCGTGGCCGGAAGCGAAGTGCTAGACTGGTCAAAGAACCGCCGGAAGCGAATCGTCTGCATGTACAAGATCAGCCGCAAAGCGTAAAAAATTTGTTGTAATGGGCTAAAGTTTCCTGTAAGGTGGTCGTTAAGTTAAGTAAGACCACACGAAATCAGAAAGGAAAACGAAATGACCACATTCATGACACTGATTGCAGTAGTAGCCGGAACCGCCGCAGTAGCCGGGATTTTCTGGATCGAATTCAAGGCTGCCCGCAACCGTCCGATGAAACCGCTGTACTAAGGGGAACCGAAATGAAAATTCAGAACATAGGCGTGATCGACAACGACTACACCGTGACCGGGAACCACCACTGCCGCCGCTGTGCGGGCACCGGCCAGTTCATCACGTACGTGGAAAACGGCAAGCCGAAAGGCCCGGGCGGGGTTTGCTTTCGCTGTGGTGGGAAGACCTACCACACGCAGGAAGACCGCCGCCGAAACAACGGCTACGACTGCCGGGGCTTTTATCAGGACCGCAGCGGCTACCATCACAATGTGGTGGCCGACATGAAGCGCGGCCCGCTGGACGCACTGATTTAAGGGGAACACTGATGACTGACGATATACTGAAGAACGGCCACGGATGGCACTGCACTGTGGCCCCGCGTTCGGTGGACCTGCTGGACACCGCCCTGCGGGTCGCCGTGGAAGCCCACGCCGGGCAGGTGCGCAAGTACACCGGCGAACCCTACGTGACGCACCCCGTGGCTGTCGCACGGCTTGTCGGGGGCGTTTTCCCTGACGTGGATATGATAGGCGCGGCCTACCTGCATGACGTGCTGGAAGACACCGACGTGACCGCTACTGACCTGTTACAGCATGGGCTGGGGTCAAGCATGGTCCGGCTGGTTCAGCAGCTGACCGATATTAGTACGCCGGAAGACGGCAACCGGGCAGCCCGCAAGGCACTGGATCGGGCGCACACGGCGCAGGCGTCGGCCATGGCGAAGACGGTCAAGCTGGCGGACCTGCTGGACAACACGCGGTCGATAACGCTGTACGACCCGAATTTTGCGGTGGTGTACATGCGCGAAAAGGCGCAGCTGCTGGAAGTCCTGACCGAAGGACACCGGGATTTGTTCCTGCGGGCGCTGTCGGCGGTTTATTTGTGGGAAAACTGAAAAAATTTGTTGCAACGGGCTAAAGGTTCCTGTAAGGTGGTCGCTAAGTTAAGTAACACCAGCCGAAATTCAGAAAGGGGAAACGACATGGCAACAGCGAAAAAAATGGACCACGCAGCCTACCAGCGCGGCCTGAAGCGGAAAAGCATCGACCAGCTGCGGTTCATCATTCAGGACGCGCGCGAAGCGTCGGAAGCGAACCCGGAAGGCGAAAACGCCGGGTACTACATCGACGAAATGCACTACGCATACGCCGAACTGCAACGCCGCCGTCTGGCGGGCCTGTACTAAGGGGAACGATCATGACCGACACACTGAAAGAACTGGAAGACTTCATGACCAAGCGCGACGAAGCGTGGCAGCTGGTGGTGGATTTCCTGCACTATCAGGGGAAGCACCGCACGCTGCTGAACGATTTGCAGCAGGCGAAAGTCCGGCTGGAAGGGAACGGGTTCGGCGACCTGAAAGGCGCCCGGCTGTCGACCGACCTGCTGTGGGACTGGTCGCACGTTCGCGATAGCGACGACCAGCACGTATTCGCCATGGCGAACAAAATCCGCGAACTTTACCCTGTGCAGGTGCTGTCGTGATCGGCACCACGCGCAAGGCGGAAATCGTCGAAGTCGTCCCGAACCAGACCCGGAAGGACGAATGGGGCTATCCCCGGCACTACGCCGGGTACGCCCGGGCGGTGGACGACGCGGGTGAAGGTCACATTTTTGTGAACGGTTCATTCAATGGGGTGCACGACGTGGAAGTGGGCGACACGGGCACCGTGACGTACACAAAGGGCGCTGTATACGCCCTGTGGTTTTTCGAAGGGGACAAAAAATGATTGCATTCCTGAACGGTGAATGGGTCGACTTCGGCCCGGAACACCCCCGCAGCCTGCGCAGGGCCGCGCGTCTGCTGCGAAAGGGCGTGATCCTTGCGCTGACACTGGAACAGCCGGTGACGACCGCCCTGTGGGTCGCTGGGGCGCGCAGCATGGCATTCGGCGACCTGATGAACGCCGGGCTGATGGTTCGCACCACAGAACCGGGATACAGCCGCGACGAATACGCGGTGCGCTGGACCGTGACCGCCCGGGTATCATTCGTGGACAGCTACGGCCACCGCTGGGTCGAAGGGACCACCGACGTATGGGAAAAGTGAAAAAATTTGTTGCGGCAGGCTAAAGTTTCCTGTAAGGTGGTCGCTAAATTAAGTAACACCGACCAGAAAGGGGAAATGAAATGGAACTGAAATTCAAAGTGATCGTCCGGCCCGCGCAGGAAATTTTCGAAGATGCCGACGCCGACATGTTCGCGACTGTCGTCCAGAACCGCAAGGGGCGCCAGTGGGCAGCGAAGGCCCTGTGGGGCTGCCCGGGCAACGCCGCCGAAAACGCCATGGTCCTTCAGGAAATGCTGAACGACGGCGTCAAACTGGAAAAAGACAGCTGGACCGAAATCTAAACTGACCGGCCACGGACGGCCAAAGGGGAAACGAAATGAATACTACCGAAATGATCGAAGCCGCACGCAAACAGCCGGGAATCCATTGCGATGGGTACCGCCAGCATTCAGCCTGCGGAAACGTGGAGTGCCAGCTTATCACGCGGTCGAAAAACGGCGTGGACAAGACCCGGGCATACTTCAGCATCGGCGCGCGCAATATCAGCCGCGCGGTCGCCGAAAAACTTTTGAAAGGGGAAAACGCGTGAAACCGAACACTGTACGACTGGAAGCAAAAACGGCGAAGGGCCGCCAGATCATCAAGGAATGGGGCGATATTTGGACCATTCTGCGGGTCGACAACGTGGCATTCGCGAAGGGACAGCACGCACTGGTGGCGCCGGATTCACTGCTGGAAGGTGACAGTCGGGACCGCGCATCGCGCTGGGTGAAGATTCGCAACGACAAACATTTTTTCCTGATTTAGCTAAAGGAAACGGTGGTACTGCCGAAAAATTTATTGACAGCAGCGTGAATGCCGCTGTAAACTTCAAATCGTCAACTGAGAAAGGGGAAACAACATGTCTATTATTCTGCACTGTGGTTCGAAAAAGGTGAATCGTTCGGAACTGTCGAACCCGACGCTGCCCGCGTCGACGAAGACCTACCAGCCGATAGGCCACGACTATTTCGTTGATCTGGTCGAAAGCAAGCTGGCTGAACGCGGTTTCACCATCGCCGATCAGGTCCACGGCCTGAACAACGGCGGCCGTGACTATTTCGGCATGTTCGAAGTCGAAGGCAAAAACCTGACGACGCAGGACTACGCCCTGATGGTCGGAATGCGTAACAGTCATTCGAAGCGGTTCGGGGCTGGCATCGCAATCGGCGCAAGCGTGTTCGTATGCGACAACCTGTCGTTCAGCGGCGAAGTCAAGGCCGTGCGCAAGCATACGGCGGGCGAATCCGGCAACATCCTTCTGGACCTGCCCGAAATCGTCGCTGGTTCAATCGGTCAGATGGTGAACAAGGCGGAATTCCAGAACACCCGGTTCGAAGCCTATAAGTCGCGCCAGCTGGCCACGTTCGAAGCCGAACACATCATGGTCGAAATGCTGCGTCAGGGCATCATGAACGCCCACCGGTTCCCGAAGCTGGTCCAGCAGTGGGACGCGCCCGACCACGATTCGTTCACCCGCACAGGCCGGTCGGCGTGGCGCATGTTCAACGCCGCGACCGAAGCCCTGAAGGGCACGAACGTGGTGGACATCGTCCGCAAGACGGAAAAGCTTCACCTGCTGACCGACAGCGTGGTGGAACTGGCCGCGTAATTGACAGGGGCGCCACGGAAGGCGCCTACTGTCCGAACGGGTGGCTGCCTTAATAACCGTTGAACTACACGCAGGGGGGCTTTGAATGAATAGCTAACCGATCAGAAACCTAACTAAAATCGGCCCGGGATGGAACCCGGGCTTATACCTTAAAGGTTATATTTTCCGGGGATTTTATAACATGACAGCGACAACCGGACCGATAATGGAAACACTGGCCGAAGCATGGGATCGGCACATAACGTCGCAAATGGACGGGGCGCCCATGGATTCGGACGACTACCACATTCGGCGGCTGGACTATCTGGCAGGGGCTGTCGACGTACTGGCCGTCCTGATGACGCAGGTACAGTCGAAGACTGGACAGGGCCGCCTGACCTTGCCAGTATTTGCCGACACTTTCATGCAGCTGTTTCAGGACACACAGTTACAGCTGGACAATCAAATAGCGCACATGGGGGGACCCGATGCACAGCCCGATTTTGCTATGGATGACAAGCCGCAGCCGATCTAGCATGGTGGCAGCAATATTCGCCGCGCACGGCCTGTACTGGGGAAACCGGCAGCAGCAGTCCGCCGGGTATGACACGTTCGAAAATCAGCAGATCAAGGCGATTCTGAAACAGTATTTCGGCCTGCCATTCTGCACCCTGCCAGCTATCGACGAACCGAATGTTCCACCGTGCCTTCGCGATATTCAGGGGGTAACCCCCAGCGACAGGCCGTGGATGATGAAAACCGGAATCGAATATTTCCATGTATTCCGTCCGCTGAATCCGTTCAATGTGTTCATAGTTCGCGACCCCGAAGCCGTGGTGAAATCAATCTGCGACAAGCGACGAAACGCCGACCCGGAAATGGCGCGCAAGGCGGCCGAATGGCGGTACCTGCAAATGAAAATCCTGCACCAGCAATACGGCGGCGTCTGGGTTGACACCGACCGACTGATTCAGGGAGACTTCACGCAGATTCGCGAAGCTTTGGAATACTGCGGCGTGATGTTCGACGAAGAAAAAACGAAAGGCGCGATAAGGCGCTAAAGAATTCCCCGAAAGGGATAAACCGGGCTAGACGCAGCGAATCCGCACAGTCATAAATGCCCATATTGTAATACGTCAAACCACGGGAGTGCTGACGATGAAAGACAAAATAAATCCTATTAACAACGTGACCCCTATCAGTCGGGGCAATTCGTACGACCTGAAACCTGCCGGTGAAAGGCGAACGATCCTTACTGTAGTTATTACACCGGAACAAGCTGAAAAAATACTCAAGGAAACAGCGGAAGCCGGGTTTTATAATCGCGCAGAAGCACGGGCAAGTATCGCGACGTATGCGAATGACATCCGCGAAGGTCGGTGGTTCACTGATACATTCGAACTGCTGAAATTCAGCATATTGGACGGAAAGCAGATACTGATCGACGGGCAGCACAGGCTGGAAGCTGTTATCAAAGCTGGCAAGGCCCAATCATTTTGGGCTGTATTCGATGTTCCATACGCCGCATTCCGGCACTTTGACCAAGGCAATTCACGCGATGTTAAGGACATTTTGTACATCGAAGATCAGGGGAACAAGGGCGGCTGGCAAACGTACACGTCTGACCTTGCACGCACTGGTCGGTACCTGTGGCGCCGTGGCTTGACTGGCGACCCGCTGACTAATCCGGAAGCGGGACTGCGCGAATCGGAAGGAAATATTGCTGACGCAATTCGTGCGTCGTTCAATGATCTTCCGGCTACCCGTGAAAAGTACCACGACGCGGCCTTGCGCTATCGTCAGACCGGGAACGGACCTTATTCGGCAGTGGTGTTTTTGCTGTACGAATGGACCAAAATAGACCCGAAACTTACCGACATTGTAGCCAACTGGATGGCCACAGACGACAATCGTCCGAACACATGTTTCCGGTATGCTAGGGACTACGCCGCTGCGTCTAAGGCTAAATCCGAAGAACATCGGGAAGATAGAAACCAGCGCGCTATCGCAAAAGGGCGGCACCGTGACTATGTTCGCGAACTGATGAAAGCCTACATTGTCGCGTGGAATTACGCACGGGCAGGGAAGGAAGTCACGCAGGCGACATTCAACAGCAACGTCCGCAAACTGAAGCGGGTCCCGTTAGCACAATGAAATGCCACCAGCGCAAAATCAGGGATGAAATTGCGGCGAAGGATGACCGGCCAGTGATTCCACTGGCCGGTTGTTTCGTCGAACAGATAACGCGGGAACAGGCCGAAAGCGTGATTTTCGTTTACGAATGGCTGGGAACAATGCCGTCTATAGTCCGCGCATGTTATGGCCTGTTTTCCCCCGGCCACGAACTGCTGGGCGTAGCCGTGTTCGGAAACGGCGGCGGATCACTGGCTGCCAATCTATGCGGAAAAGAAAACAGAACAAAAGCGATTTGTCTGGAACGCGGCGCCTGCGTTCATTATGCACATCCGCACGCTGGAAGTTTTCTGGTAGCGAACGCGTGTAAAATGGCGGCCGACGACTACGGGTGGCGCATTTTTTACGCGTACAGCGACGTGGAAGCTGGGGAAATCGGCACGATTTATCAAGCCTGCAACTGGCACTATTTGGGCGGTAGCCCGGGCCGTGGAAAGAATCCAAGTCGGTTCAGATACTGGGACGAAACAGGGAAAAAGGTCAGCAGTCGCAGCTGGCGCCGACGACGCAAAAACACAGGTGAACCACTGGACTGGGACTACTGGGCCGGGTTAGGATGGAAGCGCGACAAGGAACCAGTCCGACACAAGTATTGCAACTTTTACGGCGGCGATAAACGCGAACGACGGGTGCTACTAAAAGCCCTGAAATATCCGCCATTAGACTACCCAAAAAGGGGCAGCACATGACTGAACGCCTGCCAATTTATCACTACCACGCGCCGTTCAATACTGAAACGCACGTGTGGATCAATGAAGACCGAATAACAGAACCGCAGAAAGCCCGCGCACTGGCAATCGAAATCTGCGACGGTGGCGGCGGCCGGTGCAAGTGCCCGGTTCGCTGCGTTCGGTACATTCTACGACGGGGGGACGCGCAATGATCAGGGTTTTCGTGGGCACCGATAGCGACATTCACGGCAAGGCTGAAAAGGCGCTGGCACATTCGATTCGAAAGAATTCGTCGACGCCGGACGTGCAGGTTAATTTCATGCGGCCGGGCTGGAAATCAGGGTGCACCGGGTTTACGAATCACCGTTTCCTGATTCCGTGGATTTGTGGATTCGAAGGCTATGCTATTTATCTGGACGTGGACATGCTGGTGCTGGGCGACATCGCCGAATTATGGTCGTATAAAACGCCGGGCACGTGGTGTACGACCCCGATGCGTGACGACGTGTCTGTGATTGATTGCAGCCGGTTCGACTGGCTGGTACCGGAAAGAATTCAGTCGCAGAAAAAGGATCAGATTCGAAGTGCGCTGCGGTCATTCATGCAGCCAAGCATCCCCGGACAGTGGAACGTGATCGACAAAGTATTTCCAGACACGAAGCTGATCCACTACAGCGATCTGGATCGGCAGCCGTGGCATCCGATACCCGGGCACCCGTACAAGCAACACCCTGACGGTGAAGCGGTCGAACTGTTCTGGACTTATTACAACGAAGCGGTGAACGCATGAATGTGACAATCCACGCAAATAAAGCGATTGCATGGCAAAAACGCTATACTGAATTTTTTCGGCGCGGATTCGCAAAGCACGGAATTTTCGCGTCGGTTTCGAACAAGGCCCGCCGCGAATCCGAAGTGGCGGTGCTGTTTGGCCCTAATTACTGGAAAAATATCGAACGGGACGGCGGCGATTACATCATGGTGAACCGGGTCCTGATCACGAAAGACCCCCAGCACGTGCACGACGTGGTCGCGATTTCGTGGAACGGGTTCAACGGGCGCGGGACCTTTTGCGTCGACGACCCGGCCGAAGATCGTCTGCGCCTGTTCATCGACCCGGTCAAGGACGTGAAACCGTGGCGCAAGGAAGGCCGGTATCTGCTGCTGTGCGGGCAGGCTGATCTGGGCCGCTGCGGCAGGTACGCGACGCCCGGCGAATGGTACGACTACGTGAAGGGAACGGTCGCCGAACCTGTGATGTTCCGGCCGCATCCGAACCACGGGCAGCGGGTCCCACTGGCCACGCACCTGCGACAGGCGCGCGCAGCCGCTGTCCTGAATTCGACGGTGGCGGTTGACGCCCTGATGGGCGGCGTGCCGGTGATTTCCTTCGACGAAGGCAACCCGGCCCACGCAGTAGCGGGAAAGACCATCGCGGAAACGCTGACACCTGACCGAATGCAGCTGTTCCGGTACTTGGCGCACTGCCAATACTTTACACGGGAAATCGAAAGCGGGTACTTTTGGGAACGGCTTAATCCTATGCGCGGGCCACGACTGGCTGAATTCAATGCACCGACACACGTTTGTGACGACTAAAATTTTCAGCTGGCCAGTTTGCCGCAAATGCGGACTGATCCTGCTGAAGAACAAGGCGACCCGGAAGGCGGCGCGCAAGCCGTGCCCGGGGACACCAGATGACGACGAACGACGATGACGACGAAAAGGCCCGACTGCTGAAGGCGCACGAATGCCTGATGGAAGGCGGCGGGTATCTGGGCAAGGTATACCGAATGCAAGTGGAACGTGTGCGACAACTACGCGAAGAACTGAAAAGGCTAAAAGATGACAAATAAATTTCAAGACATGTTCCCGTTCAAGCTAAAGGAACAGCAGCTGGGCGCGCTGGAATTTATCGACACGTTTCTGGAAAAGCGGCACTACCAGAACAGGCGATTTATTCGCGTGGGCGGACTGGCTGGAACTGGTAAAACGTCAGTGATTGCGACCGCGTTCAAGAACCAGTGCATTATCGCGGCGCCGACATGGGTCGCAGCCAAGCGGCTGGGGCAGGAAATGCAAACCGACGTGGCGACGTACCACAGCGTTTTTTTGATTCCGTCCCGTTCGAACGAAGACGAATACAAGGACGAAAAACAAAAGATCGTCGACAAGTTCAAGGCCGAAGCCGGGAAGATGAAGAAAGCCGACCTGACCGTGCTGCGCCAGCTGCGCGAACAGAAGGAAACCGAACTTCGCCGACTGGACGCGCGCTACCCGCTGATGTTCGGACCGCGCGAAGACGACGAAGACGCTGAAGACGAAAGCGGAAACAAGCGGCACGTGCGCGGGGTCATTATCGACGAATCCAGCATGATGACTGAAGAACACGCCGAACACATTCTGGCGCAAGGGGTCCCGGTGGTTTTCATCGGGGACCACGGCCAGCTGCCGCCAGTGCAGGGCACGCCGTTTTTCACGACCATGGATTACACCCTGAACGAAATATGCCGCCAGAAGGACCGCGAACTTCTGGAACTACTGCACCTGATCCGCAAGAACGGGTCCGTCCCGCGCGTCGGCAAGGGGACCACGTATAAGATCGTCGGCGGCGAAGTCGAAGACTACTACGCGGAAAATTCCCTGAACCCGAACCACGACGCCGTGATTGCGTACAAGGTCAGCGACGTGCGCAAGTTCAACGACTATTTTTCCCCGAACAAGGAACCGGCAGTGGGCGACCTGATCCGCTGCTATAAACAATATCAGGACCGATTCGAAGGACGCCAGCGGCGATTCAGGAACGGGTTCGTTTATAAGGTCATGGCCGAACACGCGGACGGGACATACGACCTGCAAGACATCGACAGGGGGTACCTGCTGCCGCATGTTCAGGTGAACCGCAAGCTGTTTCACTGCGCGCGGATCGACGCGAACCTTGACCCCGACACGCACGAACCGTTCGACGACCACGTGGATGGGATGCGGGCCGACTTTGTCTATTCGATGACAGGGCACAAGTCGCAGGGTTCGCAATGGCCACACGTGATTGTGTACGCAGACAAGCCGGGCGTCGTTGGCGCGGCGCAGTGGCGACGATGGCTTTACACGGCCGCCAGCCGTGCGACAGAATACCTAACCATTATCGTTCCCGGCGCGGGCAGGTTAAAAAATGGCGTTTAAGCATCCCCGGTATCAGGAAATCCCCGAAAAATATCGGGAGTGGACGAACAAGCTGCGATTCCAGTCGCTGAATGATTTCAATCTGGCAGCGGCCAAAGAACTGACCATTGACACCGAAACGTATGATCCGGACCTGAAGACAAAGGGACCCGGCGTGCGAACTGGCGGCTATATCGTCGGAATTTCCGTGGCCACCGAAGACGCAGCCTTTTACCTGCCGATACGGCACGACCTTGAATACAATCCGAACGGCGTCGGCTACCTGCGCGAACACGTTATGGCATGGGCACAGCGGAATCTATGCCTGAAAGGCGTCCCGAAGATCGGCGCGAACCTGCTGTACGATCTGGACTACCTGTGGGAAGAAGGCGTGCAGGTCCCGGGGCCATATTTCGACATCCAGATTGCGGAACCGCTGATTGACGAAAACCAGCACAGTTTTTCGCTGGACCGGCAGTCGTTCAAGTATCTGGGCATCGGCAAGGAAAAATCCGACATGGAAGACTGGCTGAACCGGACCTATGGCAAGGAACGGGATCAGCGGAAAAATATCTATCGGTGCCCGCCGGAAATAGCGGCGCCGTATGCAATCGCCGACGTGACACTGCCGCAGCAGATTATTCGCAAACAGCTGGCGATCATCGAAGAACAGGAACTAGGGCGCGTCTGGGACATTGAAAAACGGCTTATGCCTATGATGCTGTCCATGCGGCGCCGTGGCGTCAAAGTCGACGAAGCGAACGCGCAGCGCGCGACGGACGACCTGACCGCACGGAAAATTCAAATCTGTAAGGACATCGGCATTCCGGATATTTGGAACGCGGAACAGGTCGCGAAAATGTGCGACAGGTCCGGCATCGAATACCCCCTGACCGCGAAGACAAAGAAACCATCCTTCACGGCGCTGTGGCTGGAAAAGCACGAAGACCCGCGACTGCGGAAGCTGGTCGAAGCGCGCAAGTATGACAAGACCGTGACCACGTTCATTCAGGGGGCGGTGCTGGGAAACGCCGTCGACGGCCGGGTGCATACGCAATTCCACCAGCTGAAGACCGACAGCAACGGGACGGTTTCCGGCCGATTCAGTTCATCGAACCCGAACCTGCAAAACATCCCTGCCCGGGACGAAGAACTGGGGCCGCTGATGCGGTCCATGTTTATTCCGGAACCGGACGAAGTCTGGTACAGCGACGACTGGTCGCAGATCGAATTCCGCGAACTGGTCCACTACGGCACCGGAAAGTCGGCCGAAGCTACGCAGCGGGCATACAGGGAAGACCCGACGACCGATTTCCACGACTACGTCGCCAGCATAACCGGGATCGACCGCAAACCGGCGAAAAATATCAATTTTGGGCTGGGCTACGGGATGGGCATCGAAAAGCTGGCCCGTCAGCTGGGCGTAACCCGCGAAAAAGCCGAAGAAATTTTTGCGATGTACCACGCCCGGCTGCCGTTCATCAAGGCACTGATGCGGAATGTGTCCCGGGTGGCCGAAAATCGGGGCTACATCATGACCCTGCTGGGGCGCCGCCGCCGGTTCGATCTGTGGGAACCGCGCGACTATGGAAAATTCGGGTATAATTACAAGGACAACAAGCCGACCCCGCTGCTGTACGACGACGCGGTGCTGGCGTGGGGTAAACATGGCGTGAAACGGGCGTTCGGGTACGCAGCCCTGAACGCACTAATGCAGGGAAGCGCGGCCGATCTGATGAAACTTGCAATGGTCAATATCTGGGAATCTGGCGTGTGTGACTTCATGGGGCCGCCGCTGCTGACCGTTCACGACGAACTGAACTGGTCGGTCCCCCAAACCCCGCAAGCCGTTCAGGCGCACGCTGAAGCGGCCAGAATGATGAAAGACGTGTACCAGCTGCGGGTTCCCCTGCTGGTCAGCAGCGACCACGGCGCGAACTGGGCGGAAGCACATTGATTCGCTTGCAGCGACTGAAAAATATTCGTGCTACAGCGGAAGACCGCCACCTGCGGCCGAAGCTGGGGCCGTCTGCGGCGCCCGGGCCTGTTTCCCTGATCAAGGACCTTCCCGCGAAGGCACAGCCCCGTCAGGCCGCTGGCGTTCGCGGACAGCACAGGCGCAGCCCACCGCCGGACCCCATCAAGCCGGAAACCATTCCCCGGGATTTCGAAGGCAAGGCGGCCGTCCTGATGGCGACCGGCCCCGGCCTGACCCCCGAAGTTATGGACGAAATCATGGCCGCCCGGCTGACGCAGGAACTTTACCTGTTCGGGTGCAATGACGCCTATCGCATCGCGCCGTACTTGAACGTCCACTATGCCTGCGATTTCGCATGGTGGCGGAAACACTTCGAACATATCCGCGAATACGAAACCACGCATGGAATGTGGACGCAGGAACCGAACATGCCGCAATCGCAGTTCCCGGGCCTGCGGCGGATCAAAGGCTGCGGGGCAAAGGGACTGTCGAGAAAGCAGGACCTGATCCATTTCGGAAACAACAGCGGCTACCAGCTTATAAATCTGGCCTACCTGTTCGGGATTAACCGAATTATTTTGTGCGGCTACAACATGCGCGTGGTGAACAACAAAAAGCATTTTTTCGGTGATCATCCTGAAGGACTGGCGCGGAACGGTGGATACACCGGATTCGTTCAAAATTATGCGACGATAAAGCCCGAAGACTACGGGATTGAAATCGTCAACGCGACGCCGAACACGGCGCTGAACATGTTCCCTAAAATGAGTCTGACAGATGCCCTTCAAAAATTTCGCTGACTATCCGGCCGTGATCATCGGCACCGGCCCTTCCCTTACCGTCGAACAGCTGGAACGCGTGCGCTACGCGCGGCAGCAGAACCAGTGCCGGGTGTTCGGGGTGAACAATGCTGTTATGGTAACGCCGCTGGACGTGCACATGGCCTGCAACATCGAATGGTGGGACCACTACAAGGACAGCGCGGCCCTGCGTGATTCGAAGGCTGACAAGTGGACGTGGGACAAGGCAACGGCCGACCGCTACGGGATCAACTACATTCCGGGCAAGTGGGGCGACAGTTTTTCGACCGACCCCGGCTACATCCACTACGGCCATGCGTCCGGGTTTCAAATCCTGAATTTGGCCTACCACTACGGCGCCCGGAATTTCATCCTGATCGGCTACGACATGCGCTACCTGCCGGGCTATGACCGGGCGAAGCACAAGGCGGGGCAGGGGCGCCACTATTTCGGCGAATATCCGAAGGCCCTGCAACACTGGCCGAAGGTGGGGCCGAACGGCGAATTCACCGGCCTGCTGAAAGTATTCCGGACCATTGACACGGACGCGCTAGGGGTGCGTATAATCAACTGCACGCCGGATTCGGCGCTGGACTTTTTCGAAACCGCAGAACTGGACGAAATATTATGATGATTTCATTTTTAGGCAAATCGTGGCGCTGGAATCAGGAAGACACGAAACTGATACAGGTCAACAGCTGGATTAACGACCTGAACGTGGCCATGGACGCAGTCGCAGAACCGGGCGCATCGGTCGCCATTCAGGCGGGCGGGGCCATGGGCGTGTGGCCGTGGGTCATGTCGAAAGAATTCCACCACGTGTACACGTTCGAACCCGACCGCGAAAACTTCGCGTGCCTGTCCACGAATCTGGAAGACCGCACGAACGTGACGCCGATCCGTGGCGCGCTGTCTGATCACATGGGCTACGGCGAAGTGAAGCTGCCGCCCAGTGAAATTTCGAACGCTGGCGCCTACTACATCAAGGAAGTGAAGGAAGGCATCCCAAGTCCGGGCGCTGAAAAGGTCCCCGTATACCGACTGGACGATTTGGTGGCGTCTGGCGACATCGTGGGACCCGTGGGCCTGATCCAGCTGGACATCGAAGGACTGGAACTGAAGGCACTGAAGGGTGCGCGGAAACTGATCGAAACGAACCAGCCCGTGATTATGATCGAAGAAAAGGCGCTGCCGCAGGACCGGGAAACCGGGCACCGCGTGGGCGCATCCGAACGCTGGCTGGTCGACGTGATGGGCTACAAGCTGCACGCGTCGATTCACCGCGACCTGATCTTTGTCCCGGGGAAATGATCATGGACCTGACGCTGCCGAACCTTAACCCGCCGATCTGGGCCGAACAGGGGCCGCAGCCCTACCACGTGAACGTCGTTTGCGTGAAGTGGGGGCCGAAGTATTCCCCGAAGTATGTCGCCCGGCTGCGCGATTCTGTGGCCTGCTGTATGCCCGCGACAGTTCGCTGGGACATGTTTTGCATCACCGACGACGAAGTTCCGGACGGCGTGACGCGAATCCTGCCGATGAACGAATGGGGCACATGGTGGCAAAAGTTCAACATGTTCAACCCGGAAATTATGCCCGGCGGGAAAACGCTGTATCTGGACCTTGACGTGGTCCTGACCGGTTCACTGGACCCGATTGTTCGGGCAGTGGCTGACCAGCCCCTGATCATGGTCGAAAACTTTTCGCCCAACAAGGCGCACTGCGCGCACAATTCGTCCGCGATGCTGTTCGACGTAACGGACCCGGACATTCACAGGCTGTTCCGGACATTCGAAGCGAACGATGAACGCGCCATGGCGAAGCTTCACGGCGACCAGTGCGCGATCTGGCGCATACTGCGGGACAGCATAGCCAATTTCGAACGCCGGTTTGTGGTGTCCTACAAGTACCACTGCCGGGGAAAGGGCCTGCCGAAGGACGCGCGCGTGGTCGTGTTCCACGGCAAGCCGGACCCGCACGAAGTGCCCGACCCGTGGGTACGCGAAAACTGGGGGAACTGACATGGCGAAGATGGTTGAATTTGATGGTGGCAAGGTGGGCGTCATGCTGGATCAAGACCGGCAGGAAACGGCCCTGACGGTCGCAGCTGACGGCGAAGTGGGCGTGATGGCCCTGTACCCGGTCGATGACAGCGAAGAACAGCCGCCGCACGCGTATCTGCTGGAAGGCATCGCGAAGGCATTCGCCGACCCCGACCTGTTCGAACAACTTCAGGCTATCGCGCACGCCGCGCAGGGGATGGACTGGGGCGACATCAAGGACACCGGGACCGACACGCCGCCCGGGTTCGAAAACCCGCCCACGCGCCACTGATGGGCGCCCTGCTGGCAATTCTGATCGTGGCGGGGTGCGGCGACATCCTGCCCATTCCCGACCCGCCGCCGACCCCGACCGCCCTGCATTCGGTGCAACAGAAAAATTTTGTTGCAATGCCCTAAAGTTTCCTGTACTGTGGTCGTTAAGTTAAGTAACACCGACCGAAACCAGAAAGGGGAAACGAAATGAAACTGAACACCACCGAACTGAACGTACTGCTGGCGCTGGCTGACAACATGATGAACAACGGCGGCGACTTCGGCTTTACCGACGAAATCGACTACAAGGCGCTGGGCCTGACCGACCGTCAGTACGCGGGCTATGTGGGCCAGCTGACGCAAAAGGGCCTGATCTGGGTCGACAACCCTGTGGTGAACGACCGCATCGTGCCCGGCCAGACCGGCATGAATCTGGAAGCGAAACCCTTCCTGATCGGCGCCAACTACCCGCACGTGAAAAGCTTCGAAGCCTTCTACGAAAGCGACGGAAACGGTAACTGGACATTCTAAAAATTTTTTCGAAATAGGGCTAAAGGATTAGCCCGACCAGCCGTTAAACATACTGTAAGGCAACTGAAACCAGAAAGGGGACACGAAAATGCTGAAATACGAACACATCCAGAATGGCCAGACGATCAAAGCTTTCGACCATCCGCCGTTCCCCGAACGCCGCCCGATGTACTTCGAAGGTGTCGTGGAAGGCCGCACCACCGACGGGTTTGCTGACTTCCTGACCGTTCGCTGCACGAAGGACGCCACGTTTCTGGGCGACCACAACCGCGTCGGCCTGATCGTCAACGTGCCGATGGAAATCTTCGACGAAGACAGCGACTACACCGACGAAGCCCGCGTGCAGGTGCTGGCATGAACTACTGCTGCATAACCCGGACTGTCTGGTACGAAAACATGTACACCAACGAAGACGGCGTGGAAGTGACCGAAATCACGCTGGCAACGCACCCGGACTACGTCTGGGCCGATTAAACAACAGGATAATTTCCCGGCCATGGACGGCCCCAACTTAAACGAAAGGGTAACGACATGAATTCTTTTTGGCATACAAATTTTGGCGAAGCGATGGTGGAACTGCTGAACATCGACATTCCACACGAAGGCAAGGTGCTGGACAAGAACCGCCCGAAGCTTGAAGACTGGCGCCGGTTCCAGAACGCGTACTACCGGGTTTACAACGACGGCGACGGCTGGGTGTCGAAGCTGCGCCACCTTGCCAAGCGGTACGGGATGAAGGTCGACGCGTCCTGCGGCGACAAGGCACTGGAAAAGCTGGGGCACCGCGTGTACAGGGCCGCGCTGAACGAATACGAAGGCGCACACGGGACGTTCATCCATGACGGCGTCGCCAACTACTGCGCCGACATGGCAGCCCGCCGGGTGAAGACAAAAGCGAAGCTGGCATTCCGCGCGCAGTGCAAGGACCCAAACAGCGACACGTTCAAGGCAATCCGGGCCGCGCTGGAAAAGGCCACCGATCTGAACCTGAACGAAGCGAAACTGGCCGACATGCTGACCGTCGCGAAGATGGTCAAGGTGCGGAAAGTTCAGGGCGCTGACAAGGAACTGCTGTCTAAGTTCTTGGATTGCAACTAAAAACTGGCGGCCACGGACGGCCGCAAATACATGAAATTTTTTTGTTGCAGGGCCTAAAGGTTTCTGTATAATGGTCGTTAAGGTAAGTAACAGCACGACAAACCGACCACAGAAAGGGGACACGAAAATGGCATACATGAGTCAAGAACGCAAAGCTGAACTGGCACCTGCAATCAAGGCCGTTCTGAAAAAATTCGGCATGAAGGGCACCATCGCAGTTCGCCACCACAGCACGCTGGTCGTGAACCTGAAGGAAGGCAAGCTGGACATCGTCGCGAACGCTAACGCGGTCCGCAAGGAACAGGCCGAAATGATGGGCCACGAAGTGAATCTGGCCGACGGCTACATTGACGTGAACACGTACCACATCGACCGGGGCTACACCGGCGAAGTCCGCCAGTTCCTGACCGAACTGAAAGACGCCATGATGCAGGGCAACTTCGACAAGTCCGACATCATGACCGACTATTTCCATGTCGGGTGGTACATCGACATCAACGTGGGCCGCTGGAACAAGCCCTACACCGTAAAATAAAATTAAAGATCGGCCACGGACGGCCGACAACCTAAACAACAGAAAGGGGAAACGAAATGACAACCGAAACCACGAAACTGATTCTGGAAATCCGCGAAGGCGAACTGCTGTCGCGGGCTGGCGCCGACGAACTGTCGGAACAGTACGGGGACATGGACCCGGCCCAGATCATAGCGAAGCTGTACACGCAGCTGAAGTGCGCGCGGCATCAAGCGGGACATTACAAAGGTCTGTTCGAAAACCGCTGCGAAGAACTGGAAACGCTGCGCACTGGCGTGGACCCGATGGACCTGTTCGGGGGTGACGCATGAAGCGCGCAGCCCTGATTCTGGCCCTGCTGGCTGGTAACGTACACGCCGAAGGCTGGACCCTGCACACGGTTTCGTACCACGTGCAGCTGCCCGGCGGCCGGGACGTGGACGACCTGAACAACTTCAATCCGGGGCTGGGGTACGACGTGACCGAACACGCACGAATCGGCGCGCTGTACAACAGCTATAAGAAACCGTCCGTCTATGGCGCGCTTTTCCTGCCGCTGGGCGAACGATTCAGGATAGGCGCCGGGATCATTTCCGGCTATACTTTCGACAGCGACACGCGTCGCGTGAAAGGCAAAGCGGCGGGGATTGTCCCGCTGGTGGCGGCCGAACTGGACCTGACGAAACACGTCAGCGTCGCATGGTTCGGTCAGGCATTTAACTTAGAACTGAAATGGTGAACCTATGAAAATCAGGCATCTGAAAAAGCGAATCCACGTGAACCGCCACAACATCGCGCGCAACAGGCGCCGGGGCGACAAATCGGAACCGGTGTATACTGTGAAGACATCGCGCGGAAACAACGTGGGACAGCGTGTGGCGCTGCTGAACGACGCCGGGGAAGTGGTGGCGACGTTCGTATACCAGCCGGAAAAGCCGCTGAACTGTGGCGCCGTGGCGTGGCTGGAAACGAATCTGTCCGTAGCAGTGGACATCGGGAACGGCGAAATGCAGGTGGTCGACTGATGGCCGTCGAACGCACCCGGGCCGAACGCGCCTTTGACCGGAATCTGGCGAAAGGGCGGTACCCTGACGGGTCCCCCTGCCGGGAAGGCGACCGGAACAGTTTCGTCCGCGCGTGGAATGACACGCACAGGAAGCTGGCCGCAATCAAACGCGCCGCGCAGGAACGCCGCCAGAAGGCCATTGACAGGGCGCGGGCTGAATCCGAAACTGTACACGAAGACTAACCGTACACGAAACACGAACAGGGGCTAAAAATGGACAAGTACGCAGAACAGAACCGAAACGATTTCGTCCGTGAACATCGCGTGATGTTCGGGGCGCTGGCTGAAATCCGCGAAGCACTGCCGCCGCACTTGGGCGAAGGTCAGGACTACCTGACGCAGCTGCTGGACTATCGTCGGAAGACCGACGAAATCCTGAAGCGGACGTGGGCGAATCTGGGGCTGTCATGATGAAGTACCTGTGGAAGCCCACAAGCGCGCCGAACCTTCTAGCCCTACGGGACGAAGACGGCACCCTGATTGCGGCCGTAAAGGCGCAGGGGGAATTCACAATGGCGTTCATGTCCGAACCCCAAAACGGGACAATCGGATTCGAAGCACTGCCCGACACGCGTCTGGCCCTGCTGGGAATGTTCCCCAGCGTGAAGTCAGCCGCGCAGGCCGTGCAAAACGAAGTGACCCTATACATGAAGTTCGGGCGGTTCCCGAACCTTGTTAGAACCTAATACAATGGGTGGCACCGGGTGTTATCTCCCGGGCGACCTGCGGCGTCCGCAGGTAGCGGTAACGTGAATTGAAATGGCCGGTCGATGGTACCCGGGCGCGCTAGTCTGCTAAACTGGCCCGCAGCCAAGACCCTTCATAACCTGTAACTGGTCAATCCGCAGGAAAATTTTATGAAACGAGAAAACGGAAAAATCTTACTGACTGAAACGGAAATTCGCTGTCTGTACCAGAAGCTGTTCGATGGCCCGGTACCTGACGACGAAGATTTGGAAACGGCCGGGCTGGCGTGCATGTTCTACGTCGGCGCGGAAAGGCTGGAACATTATCTGACTGAATGCAGGAAGGAAGGTTTGCTATGAAACGAACACTGGGCGCGATCTTATTCGCGATAATTATCGGGGCGGCAGGAATCGACGCGGCGTACGCCGACGGCATCGCCGGGCTGCACATCCACAAGCTGACCGTCGACCGCAAGACGAACGAAGGCCGGGCGATCATCACGTGGTCAGGTGTCTGGCCGCTGGAATCCTACGAAAACCGCTGGCTGCCGTACCACATCGTCACCGGAAATTCGGACATAAGTTTTCAGTGGTGGGTCAAGCTTTGGCGCGGAACTTGCAGTGAACCGCCGTGCACCATGTACGTGGAATTTGTGACCAGAAACGTGAACGCTGTCACAAAATAATCCTTGAACTTTTGGCCGGGCTGTCCGATACTATAGTGGAAGGCAAACGAAACAACTTACAGAAAGGTGAACTGAAATGACTAAAATATATTTGGGACTGGTAGCATTCATGGGCTGGGGCTTTATTCAGGTCCTGCTGACCCTTCGCGAAAACATGGCTGGGCTGATCCACTAATGGCCCGACTAACTTTGACGTGGTTCAGCGGCCTTTTCGGCGGCGTGGCCATACTGGGTTTCGACCCGATGGTTCAGCTACAGGCCGGATTCGTGGCTGGTGTCTTTTATCTTCTGGCGTGGCTGGTGTCACATGACTGAAATCCCTATTGACGAACTGCGGGCGCTGGGGACGAAAGATTTCCGCGCATTACGGATTCTGGAACTGGGCAACAAAAAGAATTCGTCCGGCCTGTATCGTGACTGGTACCAGTCACATGGCGGCAACTACCTGTCGACGGACATCAACGGGAAGGACGGGGCTTTGCAGTGGGACATCCGCGAACCGATGCCGCTGGACATCGAACGGATTATTCCGGTCGACATCGTGACGAATTTCGGGTTCACGGAACACGTACAGGACCGTCAGGCCGAAACGTGGGCGAACATTCACAAGATGGTTCACCCGTCGTTCGGGCGCCTCTGCTGCGTCCTACCGGCCCCCGGTGGCTGGAAGAAACACGGCGTCGCGAAGGGATTCCCCGGCCGCTGGTATCCGCACCCGCTGTTCTTCAAGGAACTGGCCCGGCTGAACGGCTACGACATCGACGACCTGTGGTACAACCCGGGCAAAAGACTGGTCGGCTGCCGTCTGGTACGGACGCCCGTCAGCCTGAAGTTCGACAACTTTGTGTTCCCTTCCGTGGGACTTTATGATAACGTCAACGACGTGCCGAAATTCGAAGGTAAAATTTTATGGCTAGAAAGTTAGAACGACCGAACGTGATCATCGCGGGTTCGCGTGAATTCACGAATGAAAAACTGCTGTTCAACAAAGCGGGCTGGTGGTACGGTACACTGGCATCGACGCCAGACGTGAATGTTATTTCAGGATGCGCGCGTGGTGCCGATACACTAGGGGAACGGTGGGCGGCATTCATGGGATTCGGCATTATCCGGTTCCCGGTAACGGCCGCAGACTGGGACAAGCACGGGAAGAAAGCTGGAATCCTGCGCAACATCGAAATGGCGAAAATGGGCGACGTGTTGCTGGCCTTCTGGGACGGTGAATCGAAAGGCACGAAGCACATGATTGACGAAGCACTGCGACGCGGGATGGAAGTCCACGTGTGGCAGGACTGGGCTAAACAACCGACAAGGGGAAGACCACGTGGATAAACACTGGAAAAATTTATTGATCGACGCACCGGCGCGCCACTACGGCAACACAATTCAGTCGAAGGCGCACCACGACACGAAACGGGAACAGGACCGCGCAGACAAGGCCGCCGGACAGGCGTTTTGCGACCGGGCGCGGGTAAACATGCCCACAGTGCACAGGTGATACCATGGACATGACCGTAAAAATCAAAGCTGGAACCCCGGAATTCGAACGCGTGCGGGGCGCATTCCTGCGCGGAACGCCGACATTCGTCGACGCTGACGGCAAGCGGTACAAGGGCCGGATCGTTCGTTTCGAACCAGCGTGCGATATTCTGCACGGGGCACATGCACGGGTCGACGTACAGGGCGCCACTGTTACCAGCGACGGCGCACTGCGGCAGCTGCTGGAAAGCAAAGAACTGTCGCGCAAGATGGCCGAACACATGATGGTGAACCCGTGGGACGGGATCAATTTCGCGGGCACAGTGACCGGCCGCCTGAAGCAATCCGGGGACGACGACGTATTGACCATGGAAAAGGTGATGGAAGTCGCGCGCAAATTCGGCATGGATGGGCGCGGCGGCGACAGGTTTGTGCTGGACGAAGCAAGCATTCCGAAAGGCGTGCGCGTGGATGTTCGCGCAGGGCCAAAAATGGAAATAGACCTGAAGGAAGTCGAACGGCGAATTGTGGACGCCGTCACCGTTCCTTCGCGGCAAATGGGAAAAAGTCTGGACAGGGCGCTGCATCTTGCCGCAATGTATGGGGCAGGGACAAAGACCCTTGCCCGCTTTGCTGACCAATACAAAGGCAAATTCGATATGAAAACATGGCAATTCAAATCACTGAACCCGGCGGATATTGACTTCGACGACATCGCGTCGTCCCTGTCGCGCCGAAATCCTATCGCACTGGTGAACGGCGAAGTGTTCACGCAGGTGACACGACAGCGACAGAAGCTGAACCGTTCCGGCGACCCGGTCATTGTCGGCCGCAAGGTCGAAGTCGACGGCAAGGTGCGCAAGGTGAAGGAACCCGCGATGGAAGACCACACGGAATACGAAGCAACCGGGCAGGAAGCGTACGTGGTGGTCCATTCGTCTATCGTGCTGAAGGCTGATGAACTGAACCTGACGAAGCCCATTGCGGATTCCGGGGAACACACGTACACGCGAAACGGCGCTGCCGTCTATCTGGTCGACGTGAAGCACTTCCCGACGTGGATCAAGTGGGTGAAGTACGTCAAGGGCGCCAGCTGGACGAAGGCCGAAGGCCGCCGCAAAGCGACGTTCGAAGTCACACTGCCGAAGGTGTAGCCGTGGAATATCTGGCATACATCGCGGTGCTGTACATCATGCTGATGCTGGACCTGCTGGCGTTCGCGGTGATTCCGGACAAGGACCGTCCGGCCCCGGCGTACGCATACCTGCCGGGCGGCGCCTTACTGTGGCACTTGGCGAACGCGGTTAAGCGGCTATGATCAGCGGACACTGGCTGAACCTGATGCTGGACGACGACCGGCCCAGACATCCGAAGGGCGTCGAGAATCGCCGCGATTGCGAAGACCCCCGGACACCGAACTGGCGACCGCAGATCGACGAAGGCCGGTACCGCGAAGTTTCCGACGGCCGGACGGCGCCGCATAACCTGCACATTGATATTCGGGACTACTGATGAACAGCTGGGACAAATACTTTATTAAGATGGCGCAGCTTGTGTCCACGAAAAGCAAGGACCCGTCGACGAAGGTCGGCGCGGTGATCGTGGGCGAAGACAACGAAGTGCTGTCGACAGGCTTCAATGGATTTCCCCGGGGCGTGGACGAAGGCAGCGTGACACGCTGGGAACGGCCGGTGAAATACAAGTACGTCGAACACGCCGAACGGAACGCGATATACAACGCAGCCCGGCAAGGCATCCGCCTGAAAGGCGCCCGCATGTACCTGAACTGGGAACCGTGCCCGTGCGTCGAATGCACGAAGGCCGTTATCCAGTCGGGCATCGCGCAGGTGATCGGACCGAATAAAAAATTCCCCGGCAAAGGTGACCACTGGGAAGCCGAACAACAGTACGCCCAGCAGATGCTGGCGGAAGCGCGAATCATGCGCAAAAAGGTGAACATGCGATGAACTGGTTCAGCACGTATTCATTCTGCAAGCGCGCATACATCGGGCGGCTACTGGTCGAACTGTCAATGCGCAAAGCCGACGGATTCATGGGGCGGTTCGGTGGTGGCTGGAACTGGAAGCTGGGTTTCCAAGCTGGTGGCCGGACGGTGATCTTTGCCCTGCTGGTGGCCAGCCTGCGTATTTCGTGGCTGAAGGCACCCGTCGAAACCGAAGACGAAGTGGAAGCCGCGCGCCGCCATGTCTGAAAATAGCCTGTGGCACAAGATACGGCAGGGCATGGGCCGGGGCCGACACTGGGACGAAGCGACCCGGCATGAAGAAAAGCTGACGCCGGGCGTTTCCGACGTGTCGTTTTGCTGCGGCGGGAAACACGGCTGGATGGAACTAAAGTACCTGAAGGCGTACCCGAAACGGCCGGGCACTATTGTTCGCTGTCCGCATTACACGCCAGAACAGAAAAATTTCCTGAAGGCAAAGGGAAGCAAGGCTGGGAACGCGTGGCTGTTCGCGCAGATCGGCCGGGATCATTTCCTGTTCGACTGGCGGCAGGCGCAGGAATTCGGGCAGCTGCCGAAAGACGAACTGATGGACATCGCGACACGCGTCTGGATTTCGCGCATGGACTGGGAAGAACTGGGAAAAATTTTGTCGGCAGGGTGTTGACAGGGCACCCGCCAGATCGGAAACTGAACGCACACTACAGAAAGGGTAAAGCATGAAAATTTCGGAACTGATGAACATGGTCACGCTGGCACTGGTCAAGCGGCTGCCGTCGATGCGGTCTGAACCCGTGAAGTCGAAGCGCAAGCGCGGTCCGAACTGGGAAGCACCCGACAAGCCGCAGTGGAACGGCTACATGACCGGCCGCACGGACAAGACGACAGGCGTCCCGGTTCCGGGTATGCGGCCCACGTGGCGCCTGAAGTACGCCGGGGATCGGTCGAAGTACATGCCGCATCAAGGCAAGCGGGAATGCGCGCGTCGGATCAGGCAGGGGCTGGCATGAAGTATCACCACCAAATGATCAGACACGACCCCGAAAACGACAACTGGGGCGACTGTTTCCGGACGTGTATCGCGTGTCTGCTGGACCTTGATTGTCCGATGCAGGTCCCGCATGTCATGCACGGCGTCGACGACGATGCGAAGGCGGCCACGGCACTGGCACGAATGAACAAGTGGCTGGGCGACGTGTGGGGCCTGAAGTTCGTTGAAATGCCATTCACAAGTGACGATATAAGCCCGGCCGAATTCCTGAAAAGCGCGGCAGCGTACATCGGGGACGACCAGCGGTACATCGTGACTGCACAGGGCACGCTGGGGGTGGCCCACACTGTAATTTGTAAAGGTGACCAGCTGGAACACTGTCCGGCCGGTCGTGACATTGACGGCCTGACAGGTCCCGTTCTGGATACAACCACAGGCGGGAAGTTCTACTGGCTGGGCCTTTTGGTAAAGGTGCTGTGATGCGAATCGAACTGAATAGTAGCGACATGAACAAGGCCGTCGAACACTACGTGCGGACGGTCCTGCTGAAAGGAACCGCGCTGGAAGGCAAGGCGCTGGAAATTTCCTACATATCGGGGTCAAGCGTGTACGTGGAAGACATCGCGCCCGAACCGGCACTGGTAGAACTGCCGGAAGACGAAGGCCGGGCCGCTATGGCGCCCGCTGCCACTGACTAAGGGGAACAGCGATGAACAAGGCACAGAAAGATTATGCCGTGTCCCGCGTGGAAGAACACGCGGCGAATATGATCAAACGGCTGAAGGACGAATGCACGGTGGGCGAACCGCTGACCAGTCAACGCCGGGCCGAACTGCTGCGCACGGGAAAGGTGAAGATGCGCCGCACCGTCAAGGAAATTTCGAACTACACCGACGTGGTGAACGCATTCGACTTCAAGCCGTTCGAACAGAAGGTGCACCCGTCGTTCGCAAGACGCAAAGCCCGCATCGAAACAACGATGCGCCGAACCATTGACGAAATCATGCTAGGGGATGCCGAACAGGCCCTGAAGCTGGTTCGTTCTTTCTGCGGGGAAGACTGATGGCTACCCGATACGATGAACTACTGAAGGCCGCCAACGAATATAACAAGGCGCACCCGCAAATCTGGAAAATGTTCGTGCGGTTCACATTCGACCGCATCGCGCGCGGGTTCAAGAACTATTCGGCCTATGCCATTTTCGAGCGCATTCGTTGGGAAACCGACGCGGCGCGGCTTGCCGGTGAAGACGAATTTGTTCTGAACAACAACTATCGTCCGTTCTATGCGCGGTGGTTCATGGAAAAATATCCGCAGTACAAAGGATTTTTCCGGATTCGCGAACAGACCAGTCACAAACACCCGGCGACTGGCCGTGAAGAACTGCGGCCGTCGAACTATCCCTACATCAATCAGGATAAGGAAGCGCAGGCATGACCACCGAATACACCGACGCACACAACGTCCGCGAAGTGGACTGGAAAAAGCAGGAAGCGATCACGCGCAAGGAACGCGACAGCGCGCGCCGCGACTACTACGACCAGCGGCGCCGGGCCGAAAACGCCGAACGCGACGCCCAGACTTCGCGCAGCGCGTACGACGCGGCCGAATATAATCTGACCATGTCGGAACGCGCGAACAAGGAACTGAACAACGAACTGCTGGAACAGCGGGCCGACTATGAGGCGATGCGGGCGCGGTACATTTCGGCACTGGACGCACTGAAGACGATGGTCGACCTGTTCGGAAGCGGCCGTGTGGTGATCGACAGCGGGGAAGCGAAACGCGCTGTGGCTGCCGCGAATCAGTCAATCAGTGACTATCTGGAATTCGACGCGCCGACAGTGATGCGCCCGGGGGAAGTCGTGTTTGTACCAGTTGGCCCGAAGCCGGGCGACGTGATGTTTGAATGCACGGCCGACGCTGCCGCAGGGGAAATTTTCGACTTTGTGGACGAACACCCGGGAATCCCGATGCGGTTCGAATTCGTCGGCGGAACTGTATCCGGCGTGATCCTGTCGGCTGGCATCCGGTACGTGCGAATCCAAAGCAGCGAACGGTCGCCGATTTCACCGGACACGCAGACCGTGAAAATCATCCCGTGGCGTGGGTTGCGCCGGGCGACGCTGCTGTGAAGTACGAACCCGATCAGGACCGGTTTCTGGCCGACGTGGCGACGCACGGAATCGAAGTGATCATGGACGGCAACGACGCATATCGTCACATCCGGTTCAAGCGACCGGAGTCGGGGACCTACTGGTTTGACCTGACAACATGGCCGGGGCACCTGTGCATTTCGGGGGACATGGGAACATACGTGTTCAGCCGGGTGCGCGACATGTTCACGTTCTTTCGGCACGAATCAATCAATCCGGGCTACTGGGGCGAAAAGCTTCAGGCAGTGGCGACGAACGGCGGGTACCGGGAATTCGACGAAAAGGAATTTCGCGACCGTGTCGAACAATATTTTCGCGACTACTGGGAAGACACCGACTACCCGGACGCCCGCGACGAATGCCGCGTGGAAGTCAAGGAATCAGTGCTGGACAGGGCCGACAATGAATGGGAAGCTTATCACGCTGTACAGGATTTCGAATTTCGGTATGGCCCGTCGGAACGCAGGAAGTTTTTCCAGTTTCAGGACTTTTTCGACGGTGGCGGGACAGAACGGTATAGCTACTCATTCATTTGGGTGCTGCGGGCGATAGTCTGGGGCATCCACAAATACGACGACTGGAAAGGGGCGAAGTGATGGCGTACGAAATCAAACCGGGGAATGGGTCAATTTTCCGGAACCAGTACAAAAAGGAAGACAAACACCCGGACTACAAGGGACAGGTCCGCACGCCCGACGGGCAGCTGCTGGACGTGGCCTGCTGGCTGAAGGAAGGCAAGAACGGCAAGTTCTTTTCCGTCAGCCTGAAGGCGCCACGCGACGACGACGGTGCACCGTCCGGCCGGACGCCGCCTGCTGGCAGCATCGACGAAGATATTCCGTTTTAGCATGTACGCGGGCGACGGTATGCACTGGGCTGTGTCGGATCGGCTGGGAAATCCCCTGCCAGCGACATTCGCCAACTACATGGCCTACGGCGACGGCCGCTGGACCCTACGGGCCGACCAGTTCTTTGCATGGCCGCCGGGGGCAGCACGCGACCTGACGATTGCACAGTGCCGGGCACTGATCGGGGCTTTCGCGTACTCGGGCCGGTCTGTCCATTCGCCGCGCATGTCGACGGCGTGGGTCATACTGGCGGCGATCAGCGAATACGATCTGGAAGCGAAGGAAACGCACGATCTGGCGACTGGTGGCTATATGGTGGAACTGTGCGGAAGATAAAACAGTTCCAATCGACCAGTGCGTACGTGTGGGCACTGACCGAAGACGGGACCCTGTGGCGCAAAACGCACAAGGGCGACGAATGGGTGGCTATTCGTGGGCCGGGGGACCAGAACCCGTTCGCGCGGCAGCCGACGCTGGAAGAACGCGCGGCGAATATGCCCGGGGGATTCTGCAAACCTGCGCAGGGGCGGCAGCATGACGACGACGACTGAATACCTGTGCTGGTTCATGTGGGGCTACGTCCGGAAGTACGTTACGGCGGACCAGTTCGACAGATTCACGGAAGGGTTCTGGCTGAACGAAGACATGGAATACACGTGGGGAAGCGACGCCCGGTACTGGATACCGCCGGGCCGAATCCTGTTTATTGAAAAGGTGACGAAATGAGCGACAAAGACTTTCACCGGCAGCTGGACCTGCTGCTGCGGAACTATGCAAGGACATCGGGTGTCGTGGTGAAGCGAATCGACGTGGAATGGACACTGGCACGAATACTTTCCGGCGGGCACGAACTGGTCGACGTTCAAACCAGCATCGAAGCTGACCTGCGGGAAGTGTTCTGAACATGACAGGGGGACGCCATGAAACGCGTCGTGGTCGAATCGCCGTTAGCGGCGGATACGGATCAGGAACGGGAGTCGAACCGCGTGTACGCGCGGGCCTGCTGCCGGGAATGCCTGATTGTGTACGGCGAAGCCCCTTTTGCTTCGCACCTGCTGTACGACCAGCCGGGACTGCTGGACGACAAGAAACAGATCGAACGCCAGCTGGGGATCAACGCCGGGCTGGAATATGTCGCACTGGCGGACGCGACGGTGGTGTATACCGACCGGGGGATTTCCCCGGGAATGATGCTGGGCATCGAAGCTGCGCAGGCTGTGGGGCGCCCTGTGATCTATAGAACGCTGGCTGGGTACAAGGCCCCATGAAGGCCCTGCGACGGCAAGCGGACATTCTACGGGACGCCTGCGCGCGCCTACGGGCGGCCACCGCCGAATTTGCACAGGCGAATCAGGCGATTCGGTTCGCGGCAAAGCGGACAAAAAAGCGGACATCGGGAACGGCTGACATTATCAATTTTCAAAGGGGCCGGGAATGACGCTGGTCGAACGCTGGCTGATCTGGCGCCGTCGAAATAAATTGTCGCAACTGGAAGCGGGCCGGACTTTCGGGGTCGGGCTGCATCACGTGCGGCTGATCGAACGCGGTATTCTAACCCCGTACCAGTTCATCGAAGATCGGTACCTGCCGGTGATGGCATCGCCGGGGGAAGAACTGTGGCTGATGCGCAGGCGGCACGCGCTGTCGCAGCGGGAAGCGGCGGCCCTTCTGGACATCCCAGTATGTACGCTTTCGCAGCTGGAAAACGATCAGAAGTCTATGATTTATCGCGATTTAACGGACGTGGACAACACCTACCGGGTAGGACTTTCCCTATAACTAGCATACTAGGGTCAAATCATTAGTCCCCTATCTGGGCAGGTTTCATATTTGGGTAGGTATATGGTATATGACCTATCCTTTCTATTTACTTATCCGCAGCTTACGATCCTTTCTTTTGTATACCAGCTAGAATGCAATAGTATTTCCGTTCGGCTGGATATTTTGGGGTTTACTCTAAAATTATTGTCCGCTGTAAATCAACAGGTTACCCTAACTTACGGTGTCGCTAGGAATTTAGGGTTGACCCCAAGTTTCAAAACTGGAAAATGTCCCGGTATACGTGTTTATAGGGAAGGTCTGCGGGATGCTGACGGAACAGAAACGCCGGTTCGCCTACCAAGTCGTGACGACTGGGAACCTGAAGAAAGCTGCCGACTTCGTGGGGATCGACGACGCGACGGCTGCCGAATGGTTCGCTGACCCGGAAGTGAACGAAATCATGGTGCACGACCGCCGGGCCGGGCTGACCACCGCCATGGAAACCCGGGAACGGGTCATTGCGCGGTATGCGGAAATCGCGAACGGCGACATCACAGAATATTTTAAGCGCGGTGGCGACGAAGCGGGCGGGGGCTGGTTCCAGCTGAAGAACATCGACGACCTGACCCCGGAGCAGCGGCGGCGCATCAAGAAAATAAAGCCGACGCAGCATGGCATCGAACTGGAACTGCACGACGCCCAGCGCGCGAACGATAAGCTGGCGGAAATCCTGAAGCTGTTCGAAGACAACAGCGACAACGAAACCGCCGAAGACAAGGCCAAGCTGCTGCGCCAGCTGGCCGATGAAATGGAAGGGGCAACCGCCGGTGGCAGCTTCACTACTCACTGACCGATGGGAAAAACTTCGCGATCACGAAGACCAGAACGCGTTCTGGCATTGTGAAAAGCGATTCATTGTCGTTCCAGCCGGGCGTCGGTCGGGGAAGACCGAAATCGGAAAACGGAAGCTGATCCACCGGGCTATCCGGGCCGCGTCCACCAAACCGCCGAATTATTTTTTCGGGGCACCGACCCGCGATCAGGCAAAACGCATATTCTGGAAGGACTTAAAGGCGATGGTTCACCCGTCGCTGTACGCGCGCAAGCCGTCCGAAACCGAACTGTCCATTGAACTGATCAACGGCGCGACGCTGTGGGTCGTGGGCATGGACAAGCCGGAACGTATCGAAGGCACGCCGTGGGACGGGGGAATTCTTGACGAATACGCGAACATGAAGCCGAAGGCGTGGCAGGAAAACGTCCGCCCGGCGCTATCTGACCGCATGGGATTCTGCATATTCACGGGGGTGCCCGAAGGCCGGAACCATTACTACGAACTTTACAAGCGCGCCCAGACACTTGAAGACTGGGCCACCTTCACGTGGAAGTCGTCCACGGTCCTGCCACCGGCGGAAATCGCCGCAGCAATGCAGGAACTGGACCCGCTGTCGTTCGAACAGGAATACGAAGCCAGCTTTGTGAACTTCCAAGGCCGGGCGTACTACCCGTTCGACGAAAACGCACATTGCGCAAATCTGCGCGACAGGTATAATCCGAAAGGTGATCTGATTTTGTGCCTTGACTTCAACGTGAACCCCGGGACGGCGGTCATTGCGCAGGAAATGGAACTGCCGCTGCGCAAAGCTGGACTGGCACCGATCAATTTAGGCGGCAAACAGCTGATGGGCAACGTATTAGCGCCGCCGGAATTTGGAACGGGGGTTATCGGCGAAGTGCATATTCCAAGCAACAGCAACACGCCCGCAGTGATCCGGAAATTTATCGCCGACTGGGGCAAGCACGAAGGCCGGATTTTCATATACGGCGACGCGACAGGCGGCAGCCGCAAGACATCGGCCGAATCGGGCAGTGACTGGGACTTGGTAAAGCGCGACCTGTACGCGCATTTCGGCACCGAACGGATATTTTTCCGTGTTCCCCCGGCTAACCCCAGCGAACGGTCCCGGGTCAACGCGATGAACAGCCGCCTGAAGGGCGGGGATGGTAGCCTGCACATGATGGTCGACCCGGTGACGGCCCCCATGACAGTGAAAGATTTTGAAGGCGTCCGACTGCTGGAAGGCGGATCGGGCGAAATCGACAAGAAACACGACCCGAAGCTTACCCACCTGTCTGACGGGCTGGGCTACTACATTGTGAAGGAATTCCCGGTTCGCAAGACCGGCGCGACATCGGAGTTGCTATACCTATGACCGAAAACACGAATCCCGTAGCGGTACCCGTCCACCAGTACGCCGAAATGCGGCCGAACTGGAACATGGTCGACACACTGTGGGGCGGCACCCGGGCCATGCGCAAGGCTGGCAAAAAGTACCTGCCGCCCATGACCGAAGAACCCGAAGCCGCCTACAACGCGCGCCTGAAACAGTCGGTCCTGACGAACTACTACCGCGACACAATCGAAAAGCTGGTGGCGAAGCCCCTGAAACAGCCGGTCGTGCTGAAAGACGACGTGCCAGCCAGCATCGAAAAGTACCGCGACAACATCGACGGGCAGGGCACCGATCTGGACGTGTTCGCCAAGCAACTGGGCGAAGATTCCCTGAACCACGGGGTGTCGTACATTCTGGTCGACTTCCCGCGAAACAATCCCGACGCGACGATTGCCGAAGAAAAGGCGAACAACATTCGCCCGTACGCCGTGAACTATTCGGCCACGCAGGTGATCGGCTGGAAGACCGAAGTCCGGAACGGGAAACGCGTCCTGACGCAGGTCCGCATCGCAGAAGAATCCTACGAAGACACCGGGGAATTTGAACAGGCCGAAGTGCACCGAATCCGGGTACTGGAACCGGGCTTTTACCGCCTGTTCGAACTGCGGGAAGTGGGCGAAGGCAAACAGGACTGGGTCCTGATCGACAGCTATGAAGTGACCGTGAAGGGCGTCGCGCTGGACTTCATTCCACTGATCGGCGTCTATTCGAACAAGACCGGCTACATGACCGCCGAACCGGCCATGATGGACCTTGCCGACCTGAACGTGACCCACTGGCAGTCGGACAGCGACCAGCGAAACATCCTGCACGTGGCCCGGGTCCCGATCCTGTTCGCCGCTGGACTGGGCGACAGCGAAGCCCCCGTGACGAAGCTAAATATCGGCGCGACTACGTTCATCAAGGGCCAGTCCGGGTCCGACCTGAAGTACGTCGAACACAACGGCAAGGGCATCGAAGCCGGGCGGCAGGATTTGCAGGACCTTGAATCACGCATGTCGCAGATGGGCCTGAACATGCTGGTGAAGGGAAAATCCGGCACGGCAACGGCCACCGCGCGCGTTCTGGATCAGGCCGAATCCGACAGCCCGCTGGGCATGTTTGCCCGGGAACTGGAACAGGCACTGGCGAAGATGCTGGATTATTTCGGCGTCTTTCTGGGTCTGGGCGAAGATCAGGGCGGCACGGTCGCCGTATTCACTGACTTTAGCCTGACCATGCGCGACGCTGAAGACATCAAGGCGCTGGGCGAAATGCGGGCGCGTGGTGACATTTCCCAGCTGACGTACTGGGAGGAAATGAAGCGGCGGGGCCTGCTGTCGGACGAATTCGACGCAGAAACGGAAGTTGACCTGCTGGATTTGGAAGCCCCGAACCGGGAAGGCTTGACCGAAGCCGAACTGGAACAGGGCAATATGGCCGGTGATGAAACCGGGGAAGCTGAAGGGCACACACACGTGCTACAGGCGAATGGCTGGACGAACCTTGTCGATGGCCACCGCCACAAGTGGGAACCGACCGGCGATGCCACGGGCACGGCTGGCGATCCCCCGCACCAGCACCCGCTGGGGGTTACCCCACGGGACCCCGGGGCCGTGAAGCCGCAGCCAGCGGCGGCCCCTAATCAGGCCGCACAGGGCGGTACCCCGTCGGCCACCGATACAGGGACACCGCAATGATCAAGCGCAAAGGCAGTAAATTCTGCGTGGTTTCACGCACCACGGGCCGCGATCTGGGATGCTATCCCACGAAGAAACAGGCCCAGAAACGGGAACGGCAAGTTGTGTTTTTCAAGAACTTGTCGCATAGTAGTGGCAAGCCGGGTTCGCTGGCAGCGCGCGTCGGCAAACGCAAAACGAAATCACTACTGGGGAAATGACCATGGGCTGTGGATGCAGCGGCAGCAAGAACGGCAAGCCGAATTCGGTACCGAAGCCCCGGCCGCCCAAACCGGCGGCGTATGCTATTCGCGAACCGCATACAGGGGCGACCGACCGTGGCTGACAATATCGCGACCCAAATACTTGACGACCTGACCGAACATGATGTACAAAAGACAAAGGTCGAAGCTGACCTGCGTCGCAAGGTAGCGGCGCGCATGGACGAACTGGAAAAGGAACTTCGGCGATTGGCGGATGAAATCGACCCGGCAGGGACGCCGCGCAGGGATGCACAAATTCGAAGGCTGGCCAAGCTGGAAAAGGCCAGTCGTGAAGCGATCCGGCAAGCGTACGCCGATCTGAATACGATCACCCGTGGACAGTCCATGAAAATGGTCGGGGTTGAATCCATGGCCGTGGTCACCGCACTGGAAACAAACATACCATGATGGAAAACGCCAAACTGATTCAGCAGCTGGACGACCTGTCGATGGACGACTGGGCCTACGTGGTGGGCAACGCGTCGAACAACCGGTACGAAAAGCTGCGCCAGACGAACAGCAATGCAGCAATTTTTTCGGACATCAGCAGGCACTGTTCCCGACTGCGGAAGCTACTGAAGCGGATCACTATCGGCTAACCGGGGGACAGGGACATGTTACTTTTCGACAAGGACGGCAACTCACTGGAAATCGACGACATTGCGCGTTCGATATTTTCGATGGACAGCGTGCACGGAATGATCCACAAGGGGAAGCTGTTCACGGCCGTGGCCGAAAACCAGACCATTGCGAACAATGGGTACCTGTACATGCTGCTGCAACCCAGCCGGGCCGCGCACCTGCGGTACACCGGATTCTGCGGCGGCGATTCCCACGTGTGGCTGTACCGGAACCCGACGTGGGCCGTGGCCAGCCCGAACCAGATCATCACGCCCGAACAGCACAACGACCTGTCCAGCAAGACTTCCGGCATGACCGTGACGCAGGACCCGTCGATTTCGTCGACCGGCACGCAGTGGGGCGCCCGGCTGCCAGTATTCGGCGGCAGTGGCGGCCTGTCCCGGGGAACCGCGCTGGACTTCAACCATGAACGGATTCTGGACCCGGCGAACGAATATCTGCTGGTGTTGCAGAATATTTCCGGGCAGGCGCAGGACGCGCACCTTCTGGCGACGTGGTACGAACCGGGCGCGTAATGAATGGCGAAGGAAATCCCCTTCAATGGCAAGGAACTGGACCCCACCACCGCGAAAGTCATAGTCGACGACGTACTGGTGCAGGGCGCCCGGCCTATTACGTGGTGGAAGCGGCAAGGAACTGACCTGCACAACAAGTTCATGGACACCGTCCGGCAGTCCATGGAAGCCGGGGAAGGCATCGACAAGCTACGGAAGCGGATCGGCGGCGGCGTGATCGACGGCGCGCAGGTCCCCGGCATCATGAAGGCCGCCAAGCACAACGCCGAAGCACTGGGCCGCACCGCCGTGAACAAGATCACGAACGAAGCCCGGCTGCGCACGTTCGAAGCGAACGACGACGTGGTGAAGGGCGTCAAGCAAGTTTCCACGCTGGACAACCGCACGTCCGTGATCTGCGCCGCCTACAGCAACAAACAGTGGTCGCTGCCCGACTACACCCCCATTGCACCGACTACCCTTCCCTTTAACGGCGGCCCGCCACGGCACTTCAACTGCCGGTCGACGCTGGTCCCGATCCTAAAAAGCTGGGAAGAACTGGGCCTGCCGTTCAAGGAACTGACCCCGACGACCCGGGCCAGCATGGACGGGCAAGTTCCGGCGGATACCACCTTCGACGCCTTCCTGAAGAAAAAGGGCACGGCGTTTCAGGACAAGCTGCTGGGACCGGTGCGCGCCCGGCTGTGGCGTAGCGGGAAAATTTCCTTGCAGCAGATGCTGGACTTCAGGGGCCAGCCGCTGTCGCCGGAAGAACTTCTGGCATTGTCGAAGAAAAAGCGCGCGGCAGCAGCTGGGACGGCAGCCGTGGTCGCGCCGCCACCGCCGAAGTACCAGAACCCGCAGGAACCGGCGGAAGCGAACAAGTGGCACGCCCAAAGCTGGGAAGATGCGCCCGGCTACATCGGCCCGGCGCTGGACGCTGGCAAGCCGCTGTCGCAGGTCACCCGCACGAAGGAAGGCGCCTACCACTGGCGCGGCGGGAACCTTATCAACATGACCGAAGACTACAAGCGCGGCGATCTGCGGGCGCAGGTCGTGTGGCGGCACGAATACGGCCACCATATCGACAACGACTTTACCAAGCACCTGACCCCGGCCCAGTATGCGGCGTCGAAAGGCTACATCAGCAACGTGGGCAAGCTGAAATCGGCGTTTCAGGCCGACGGGCGGTCGGTCAAGAAAGCCGCCAAGCGGTACGCCGAAGGGCAGGCCCTGTTCCGGCGCCACATGGAAAGAATCGTGCGGGACGGGAAGGGTGTTGACTGGATAGACAGCCGCCTGAAAGAATACGGGCTGACGTACCGGGAAATGCGCGACCTGCACTACAAGCACATGGGCACCACGGCCATGGATTCAGCCAACGACGTGGCCATGCGAAACAAAATGGTTCACCTGCTGGTGGCGCTGGAAACGCAGAACCCGTACTACTACCTGAATCAGGTCTGGGAAAATGGCCGGTTCTTCTATAACGGGATCGAAGGAACGATTGCGGACCTGTACGGCGCCCAGACTTTGAACGAAATCGGGTATGGCCACAGCCTGTCGTACTACAAAAAGAACGGCTACGCGTTCCGGACAACGGAAGGATTTGCGAACGTCACCGCGATACTGGGCGGGGAACGCGGCTGGGCGAAGGTGATCCGGGCACTGGGACACAGCCAGTTCCTTGATCAGGTCGAAATCTTATTGAAAAACAAGGGTGTCTATCAATGAACGGAAATTTTCAGCAGTTACGGGCCGACTACAAGGCCGCATTCGGGGACGAACCGCCGATTTACAGTTTAACGCAGGCGGCGGCGCTGGAAGGCATGGCCCGGGCGATAAAAACCGGGCGGCCCATGGACGACACGCCGAAAGTTCCCGGCGCGAAGGACGGGGAAGTGACCACCTGACCGGATTAAAGTCCGGGCCGGGAAATTTTAAGGCGGTCCAGCGAATTAAAATTTAATTGCACTTGCAAAAATTTTTAGAGTCCACCACAATATCAGTCTGAACACTAATTAGCGGCAGGCGTCGCACTTACCTTTAGGGAGTAAAGGACCTATGGCAATCGAAGCAATCGTGGATTCGTTGGATTCTGTTCCGGAAAGCCTGCGTGAAGACTACGTGGAAAAGGACGGAAAATTTGTACTGAAGGCACTGGAAGGTTACGTGCCCAGCGATCAGGTCGAGGATGTAAGCGGCCTGAAAAGCGCGCTGAACAAAGAGCGCGACGCGGCCCGCGAAGCCCAGCGCAAGATTCGCCAGATTCAGGAACAGTATAGCGGTTTCGATCTGGACGAACTGAAGGAACTGCGCGAAGCACAGGCGAAGGCCGAAGAAGACCGGCAGCGGAAGGCGGGCGAATGGGATTCGCTGAAAAATCAGCTGGTCACGAAGCACAATGAAGATCGGTCGGCGTGGGACAAGGAAAAAAGCGATCTGCTGGACGCCTTCGGCCGTCAGATGAAGGAAACCGCCGCACTTCAGGCGATTTCCGACAACAAGGGCAACACGGCGCTGCTGAAACCGCACGTTCTGGCGGCGCTGAAGATCGAAAGGGACGACAACGGCATGTTCGTGACCCGCGTAGTCGATGACGCAGGCAGCGCGCGCATGAACGGCGACGGTCAGTACCTTTCTGTTTCCGATTACGTGAAGGATTTGCGCGATCAGGAAACTTTCGCAGGTGCCTTCCTTGGTACCGGAAGTTCGGGGGGCGGGACCCCGCCGGGCGCTGGTGAAAAGGGCGGTAAAGGCGGCAAAGGTGGGATACCTTCGGACCTGAAGCGCGGCAGCATGAAGCCGAACGAAAAGGTCGCATTTATCAACGAACACGGGCACGACGCCTTCATGGCCCTGCCCCTGTAACCTACTGAACCGCAAGCATAGGGAGTTTGCATACAATGACTACTGGTACTCGCGAAAGTTTTGCTGGCAGCGGCCGCCTTCCGGAAGGTCTGATTTATCCGGAACTGGTCCACAGCGGTATGGTCGAAACGCTTGTTCAGAATACCGACGCATTCAACGCCGCGTCGCTGAACACGATTCGTTTGGTCACCGCCATGCGGATGGGTGACTTTCATCAGGAATCGTTCTTCAAGAACGTGTCCAGCCTGATCAACCGTCGGCAGGTTTCCACTTCGCCGTCGAACCCGGCAGTGACCGCCAGCGCGGTGACTGGTGATGAACTGATCAGCGTCAAGCTGAACCGGCGCATCGGTCCTATCGACCAGACGATTGACAGCTTCAAGAAACTGGGCATGAATGCCGATTTCCAGACGCTGTCCTTCCTTCTGGGTGGCCAGATTGCGAAAGCAATGCAGGTCGACCAGCTGGACGCAGGTCTGCGTTCGATTCAGGCCGCCTTGCAGGGTCAGGCCGCGCTGATTGCCGATGGTGAAGCTTCGCCGCCCACCACGCTGGACACTATCGACCTTGTCAATGCGTTGGCGCTGTTCGGTGATGCCGCGAACCGTGTCGGCCTGTGGGTCATGCACAGCAAGGTGTATTACGATCTTGTCAAGGATCAGATCACCCGCAACATCGACGGCCTGTCGAACTTCAACATCGCAAGCGCGACCCCGGTCACCCTGAACCGCCCGGTTCTGGTCACCGATTCGGCCGCCCTGATCCAGCAGACTGATTCGCCGCTGCGCAATCAGTACCTGACGCTGGGTCTGGTCGAAGGCGCCTGCGTGCTGGAAGACAGCGAAAGCCCGCTGATGTACAGCGAAGTCGTCACCGGTAACGAAAACCTTGTTGCCCGCCTTCAGGGCGAACATGCCTACAACGTGGGCGTGAAAGGCTTCAAGTGGGACGTTACCAACGGCGGCGTAAACCCCACCGACGCGGCGCTGGCCACCAGCACCAACTGGGACAGCGTAATGGATTCGGTCAAAGACTTGGCCGGTGTCGTTATCAAGTCCTTCTAAAAGCAACGAACCGTGGCCGGGGGCAACCCCGGCCGCACTTTTTGATTGACGAAATGGGAGTGAACACAGAATGCTTAACGTCGAAGAACCAGACACCAAACGACTGGCGAAACTGTATTTCAAAACGGCTTTCGCTGATCTGGCGAAAGGAATCGCCGCCCATATCCGCGACCAGAATCGCACCTGCAACCTGATCGACCAGCAGTTTTTCACGGATGAAAACGACGTGGAAGCCTGCGCGCTGGTGCTGATCCAGAAAAGCGCAGCGAAATCGAAGCTGATTGCGTCCATGTATCAGAAGTTCGGAAGCAACGGCGTCGAAATCGTGTTTTTCGATGACGAAGGGGACGTGGCCGAAGATGACGAACCAGAACCTGAAAAAATTACTCTCAAGCCGCAGCCCGTTCAGGAACCTGTGGCCGAAACCACCGGAACCGACGGAACCGACGAAGCCGACACCGACGGACCTGCGGGCCTTTCGGAAGGGCATCCCGAAGGCGATACCGGCGACGGTGTCAATCCCTGACTTCCTTTACGGGAACCTGCGCGGGGCCGCCTTCAAGGGCGGTCCTGTCGCGGTGGTCGGGTGGCATCCAGCAATCGAATTCGTAGCGGACCGGGCGCGCGACGCGCACCTGTTCGAAACGAACTTTATCCGGCACCCCATGATTGAAGGGGTGGCAAGAAAGAAACCGCCGACCCTGCCGGGCAACGTCGCCCTGAAGGCCGGACCCGCTGGCCAGTACGGCGCCGTCGTGATTTTTCGGGACATTCCGGGCATCTACCCGGACCCGGTCCCGGGCGCCCGGATCATGGGGCCGCTGGGCGCGATCAAGGCGCACCTGCGGGGCCGCAAGTTCTTCATTCTGAACCGGTTCAGCGACTGGGTTTGCGTGGAACTAGGCTGACGCGTAAAATCGACGGAAGGGACAACACGGGGACACGGACATGGCATTGACAGTCGAAGACGGCAGCATTGTGGCGGGGGCGAACAGTTTCATTTCGGTGGCTGACGCCGACGCGTATTTTTTGGTCCGGCACGACGACGGATGGGCCGCTGCGGCTACGAACGACAAGGAACGCGTGCTGGTGCTGGCCTGCGACTACATGACGCAGGCGTGGCGCCTGAAGTGGCGGGCGTCGCTGGTCGATGCGACCCAGCCCCTGCCGTGGCCACGGAACGGCGTCCCGGTCCCCGACTTTTTCGACCCGTTCTTTACCCCGCAGCCCGACGTTCCCCTGAACTTTTCGGATTCGTACTTCATCGGCACCGATACGGTCCCGCAGGAAGTGATCGACGCCCAGTGCCTGCTGGCCCGGGCGCAGATGGACGACAGCGGCGCGATCAGCGGCAGCCTACAGGGCGCGCTGGGCCGCCAGACGAAGCGGGAAAAGGCCGGTTCGCTGGAAGTCGAGTACATGACACCGCAGAACGGCGGCGATGCCCGCATGACCACGTACTACTGGGACGCGGAAAAGCGCGTTCAGCCGTTCTTCAACCCGTCGTCCGGCATCGTCGGCACGCTGGCAAGGCGCTGACATGCCCGGGAAGCTGGACAGCCTTCAAGGGGTCGCCACCACGCTGATACAGGATTTCGGCGCGGCGGCCACGCTGCGGACGGTATCGCGCGCATTTTCTGCGACGACAGGGAAGGTCACCGAAACGCCCACGGATACGGCCTGCTATGCCACGCCGCCGGAACCCTTCAAACAGGGGCGGATCGACGGCGATGTGATCCGCAGCACGGACCTGTCGACACTGGTCAAGGGCAAGGGCCTGTCCCCGGCCACCGGCGACCGCCTGATTTATGGCGGGGTCGAATACCAGATTGTCGGCGTCCGGCCCCAGTCGGCGGGCACGGTGATTGCGTTCTATGAATTGCAGCTGCGGCTATGATGAAAGCCAAGTTCAAGAACCTGAACCAGTTCAAGGTCCAGCTGAAGGATTTCGAAAAGCTGACCGAAGCTGAAGGGATCAAGCTGCTGAAAAAAGTCGCGCTGCAAGTCCTGACCGGCGTCGTCGAGAAAACCCCCGTCGATACGGGGCGCGCCCGGGGGAACTGGCAGGTCGCAGTCGGCGCGGCTGGCGGCGGTACCGTGGAACTGCTGGACCCGTCCGGCGAAGCGGAAGCGCACTTAGACGCCAGTTCGTCGGCGGCTATCGCGGCCGGGCTGGGGAAACTGTCGAGCGTCAAGCTGGGTTCCACCATCGTGATCTATAACAACGTGGAATATATCGTGGCGCTGGAAAATGGGCACAGCGGACAGGCGCCGCAGGGCATGGTCAAGCTAACCGTCGCGGAAGTTCAGTCGCAGTTTCCGTAAACTTGCGGTTTTCGCGCGAAAAAGGGACAATTCGACATGGGATACGCATCGGACGCACAGACAATTCGGGAACGATTCGAAGCGCAGTGGACGGCGTCCAGTCCGGTTCCCGCAACATACACTTTCGGCGATGTAGACGGGTTCACGCCGCCGGAAAACGAACCGTACGTGGTGCTGCACGTACTGTCCGGCGACCAGCGTCAGGTCGGCATGGGCAAGTACAGGCGGTTTCGCCGCATCGGACTGGTGGAAGTCCAGATTTTTGTCCCCGCCGGGAGTGGGGACGGTGTAGCCCGGGAACTGGCGGACAGCGTCACCGACATTTTCGAAGGGCGAACAGTAAGCGGCGTGATCTTCCGGGGAACGGCTTTGAATCGCGTCGGTGTGACAGGTGCATGGGTGCAATGGAACTGTTCGACACCTTTCCAGTCGGACAGCCTTGTTTTGAACCCTACACCATAATGTTTTCACTGCAACAGGGAGTGCAGCTAAATGTCTGATTCTAGTTCTGTACAACTGTTCTATGTCGAGGAAACGCAGTGGGGCGTCACGCCGGACAATAGCCCGGATGTGATCAATGAACTTCGCTTCACAAACGAATCCCTGACCCAGAACATCCAAACCACGCAGTCGGAAGAAATCCGGAGTGACCGGCAGGTTTCCGACATTGTTCGCACGCAGGTCGGCGCAGGTGGCGACGTGGGCATTGAATTGTCCTACGGTTCGCACGATGCACTGCTGGCAGGCGGGCTTTACGACGACTTTTCCACCGCAGTAAACGAAACCGGTCTGACGATCCAGATTGTGCTGCCGTCCCCGCTGAACAACACCGCGACGCTGATCGTGTCGGGTGGTTCCCCGGACCCACTGCGGAATGTGGCTGTCGGTCAGTTCTTGCAAATGGGTGGTTCGACGGCATCCCCGACGAACGACGGGTACTACAAGGTAACCGCAAAGGGCACCGGTTCGCCGCATACCCTGACGGTTACCCCGGCCCCGCCCAGTGCCGAAACGATCACTGGCGTGGGTACCCTGAAAGGGACCTACATCAAGAACGGCACCACGCGGAAGTCCTTCACCATTGAAAAGCTGTTCAGCGACCTGTCGCCGCTGGAATACCAGCTTTACACCGGGATGCGTGTCGGTTCCATGGAACTGACCGTGGCGCCGGGCGCGATCATCGGCGGTTCGTTCACGTTCCAAGGCAAGGACCTGACGGCGTCCAGTGCGTCGGTCGCTGCCGCAGGCACGCAGGCTGTGTCCGTGGCGGATGTGATGAACGCGGTCGACAATATCACCGACATTCTGGTGGACGGCCTTCCGGTCAGCGATACCGCCGCATGTTTCACGAACGTGCAGTTCACTGTCGAAAACAACCTTCGCGACCAGCCGTGCATCGGTTCCGTCGCACTGGGCGGGATCGGCATCGGCCGGACGAATGTCAGTGGCACGCTTGAAGCGTATTTCAGGGATCGGACGCTGTTCGAAAAGTACCTGAATTTCAGCACCGTTTCGGTGTCCTTCCGGGCGACGCTGGGTGGCAACAGCTACCTGTTCGACTTCCCGGCGGTCAAGTTCACCAGTGGCGAAGTCGTCGCAGGTGGCAACGATCAGGATGTGCTGACTTCGCTGAACTTCGAAGCCAAGCGCGACGCGACCAGCGGCTTCATGATGGCGATCAACCGATTCGCTGCGTAATTTCCCCCTGTCCCCCGCAACCGGCCCCCGCAATGGGGGCCTTTTTATTTTGCGCGAAGGGACCGCAGGCGCACAGTAAAGGCCCTGTCGCCGATCTGTATCTGGGCGGACGCCTTGCCCGCGTACCCGACGAACACGCCACAGACGGCGTACTTGCCGCCGTGACGGTCTGATTTATACCAAACCACTTCGTCCCCGGGTTTCATTCGTAGTCGACCATTTCCGGATGGGGAACCGCCGGGCCGGTGTAGAAGGGGTTCGCGTGCCATGCGTCGCGGCTGGTGCAAATCCACGCTTCGTCCGGGCGCTGTTCACCCTTTTCATAAGCTTCGGCCTGATCCCATTCGGCGTCGGTCGAATAATGAAAGTCTAGGTGTTCCTGATACGGATCAATATAATCATCAAACATTTTCGTTCCCCTTAAAAGTGCGCGACTTCGCCGTTCGGGCCGTGCATTTCAGTTATCACATAGTCGCAGTTCAAGTTCATCGTCGCACCGCCAGCCCACTGGCAGGCCGCATCCCAGTTCACGAACCGCATGGTTTCGTCTATTTCCAAACCGCCCAAAAGGCCCTGAACGAAAACCTTGCGAAAGCTTACTTCGATCTGCTGTGCCATTTTGTTTCCCCTTTCTGTATCTTTCTGACTACCTTAACGACCATCCTACAGGAACCTTTAGCGCATTACAACAAATTTTTTCTGTTTTTCGTTAATGATTTGACAGGGTCCCCGGGTCGCAGATACGCTTCGCCGGATAGTGTAGAATTATCTTTTCAACCGTATATCAGGAAGCCCGAATGGACATTTCACATTTCAAAACTGACAAAAGTCTGGAATCAAACGGCGTCTGGGTCGACATCGGAAAGGGCACGAAGCTTCTGGTCGCCCGGCTGTATAACCCGGCCCACAAGGCGGCCCTGCGCGAAGCGATGAAGCCCTACAAGCGACAGGTCGAGTCCGGCACTATGGACGACGGTCTGGCCGAAGACATCGTGAACGCGATCATGGCCCGGACCATCCTGCTGAACTGGGACGGCCTGACCGAAGGCGGCGAACCCGTGCCGTACAGCGTGGAAAAAGCCGTGGAATACCTGTCGATTCCCGATTTCAGTGCGCTGGTGCAGGAAATCGCCGGGAATATGGAAACATACCGGTCGGTCAAGGCCGAGGAAGACGAAAAAAACTAATAGGCGCCCTGACTTGGAACCTTGAATACGGTCCCAAGCTTGGCGCGTTCGAAAAGGTTTATGCCAAAACTGGCAGGATGCCGACTGCCCTGCGCAAGCGGCCCACGATTCCCCCGCATCTGGTAGAATACTGGAACGGGTTCGTGGCACTTGACAGAACGCGCACATGGACTTTCGGTGCGCCACTGGGGATTCAGTTCAGTGAAATGCTGGCCTACGCTACGATTCACGGCTTCACGGACGACGACATGGACGAATTCACCCGTCTAGTCAGTGTCTTAGATGGCCATTACATGAACTGGCGGGCGGAAAATGGCGGAACTTGAAGTTGTCATAGACGGGCAACCTGCGCAGCGTGGGGCGCAGGTCGTCGTTCGTTCGCTGGATAGTATCCGGCAGGCGTCCGACAAGGCCGGGACAGGCTTTGACAAGGCCGCCAAAAAGTCCAAAGCCCTGTCGCTGGCCATGTCCCAGCTGAAAGCGGTCGCGCTGCCGCTGGCAGCGGCCTTCGGCGTCAGGGAACTGGTCAAGACCGTAAACGAATATCAGGGCCTGACGAACCAGCTGAAGGTCGTCACCAGCAGCACCGCCGAACTGGCCAGCGCGCAGGAACGGCTGTTTGCAATTTCCCAGAAGACCCGCACGCCGCTGGAAGCGACTGTGGGCCTATTCTCGAAAGCGTCTATCGCGGCCAAGGAACTGGGCGCGTCGCAGGAACAACTGTACAAGCTGGTCGAAACCACCGGCAAGGCGCTGGCCGTAGGCGGCACGTCCGCGCAGGAAGCGTCCGGCGCACTGCGGCAGCTGTCGCAGGCGTTTTCGTCCGGCATCGTTCGGGCCGAAGAATTCAACAGTATTCTGGAAGGCGCGTTTCCGTTGGCGCAGGCCGCCGCGCGCGGTCTGGATGCCGCAGGTGGTTCCGTCGGCAAGCTGCGAAATCTGGTCGTTAAAGGCAAGGTTACCAGTAAGGAATTTTTCGACGCTATCCTGAAGGGCGGCGCGCAGCTGGACGTGCAGTTTGCGAAAACCGACGTAACGCTGGGTCAGTCGTTCACGAAACTGGGGAATAGTTTCACGCGGTTCATCGGAAAAATGTCTGAAACGTCGGGCGTGGGCGCCCGCGTGACACAAGTCATCGGCAAAATCACCGATTTCATCGACGAACTGGGCCACGTGATGTTCGACACCCTGAAGCCGACCGACGAACTGTCGTCTGGCGTCAAGGTCATGTCGACCGCGCTTGTCATTCTGGGGCAGGCGTGGAATCTGGTCACTGCACCGATCAAGCTTGCATGGGAAAACTTTAAGGTACTGGGCGAAACCATCGGCGGCGTCACCGCTGCCATTGTGCAGCTTGCGAACGGCGAATTCCAGCAGTCGGCCGACACAATCAGCGCGGTGTTCAGCGATTCAGCGAACAAAATCAAGGAAAATTTCGCCAACACTTACGACGAACTGGTGGCTGGCGCGACTGACGCATTCGAAAAGCTGGACAAGATTTACAACAAGGCGGCCCGGCTTCCGGCCCCTGCTACCCAGCAGGCAAAAGATACCGGCGGCGGTGGTGGTAAGCCCGGCAAGACGCAGGCGGAACTGGACGCTGAAGCGAAGGCGGCGGCGAAGCTGGCGAAGGCGCTGGATCAGCAGGCGGAATCCCTGAAGGCCGCTGTCGACCCCCTGTACGTGTACGAAAAGGAACTGGACAAGATCAATACCCTGC